CTTGATACCGCCATGATTATATTCGAACAATAGTTCGTTATAGATTAAGTCTAGGTTAGACATGTTAGACATTAAGACACCTTCCAATTCTTAGCGATACAATTATCGCATATAGCAGGGATAGATGATTTAGATACCATAGCGGTATCATTACATGATATACATTTTTTATTTATCATTTTTAGTTATCCTTTCTAAGATACTTTCGTGGAGAGCGGTTATTTGCTAGGCTCACCCTTTCGGGATTATTTGCTAGGCTCACGCTCTAATTCTTTATTTAATTTGTTATACTATAATCCTAACAGGGGGGACTGACATTTTGCCTATCACAAATCGGACATGTCGGACATTTTGTAAATTAGTTTCAGAAATTAGGGTGATATACCTCACATATGGTCGCTCTATCTGGACAAATCGGACATTTTAAATATGTGTATCATACAAATTAAAATTATATTAACATTTTCATAAATCTAAATTAGTAGTCAACTAGGATTATAAATGTTATAATAAATAAATTGGAGATTAGCTCAGCAGGCAGAGCGGGAAGCTGTTAACTTCTAGGTCCTAGGTTCGAATCCTAGATCTCCAGCTATTACATTTGCGAATATTGCATAGTGGTAGTGCGTAACCTTGCCAAGGTTAATGTGAGAGTTCGATTCTCTCTATTCGCTCTCTTGACCTAACAAAATCTATTATGCTACAATTCTAACCTTGGATAGTTTTCGGAGATAATATCAAGGGGTTAAACTCCAAGTGCGACAATGACGGAAGTGTTATTAGTCTTGGCTTATATATCCAGTATAAGTTCAACCGATGAATTGCGGGTTTACTACCTTTAGACAATTTCGGGGGATCCTTAAAAGATTTAAGGGGTGTAGGGGTTGTATGCTCTAAATCTGGAAGTATCCAATAAAAAGAAAATATAAGATATATACTTAAAAATAAAAATTCTATTAACATTTAATATCATCTAATATTCTAGTCAACTAAGATATATATCCAGATTATAATAATTAAAAGATATACTTAGTCTATGAAGTCGGATAAGACGACTGATCGAAAACATAAAGCTCATCTGATAAAGTATATTCAGGAGTTAAAATCTTCTACTCCTTGCTTAGATTGTAAAATATCCTATCCATACTATGTTATGGACTTTGACCATGTTAGAGGAACTAAGCAAGCAAATGTGGCGGAATTGATTAATACCTTATCCAAGAAGAAAATAGATCTAGAGATAGCTAAATGTGAGATAGTATGTTCTAATTGTCATCGTATTAGAACTCATCATAGGAAAATTAAGAAAAAGGATAAATCTTAGTATTTATTCTAGTCAACTAGGATATAGATAGTACTATTAGCAAATAATAGGCTATAGAGATTATAGCAATTGAAATCATTATCCTAGATATCATATTAACTCTTATAAACAATAAATGGATATGTATTTAGGGCGGGTAGACGAAGTCTCTTTGCTAATGTATTATATTGGCTAACTAGATTCTCTATGTTAGAGTTAGCTTTAGCCAAATCATACTCGTGTGCAGCTCTAGAATGAGTTAAATCTGTAGATCCTTTGATCATAATGTCAGAGGTATATTTAATACAATACTGAGCGGAGGACAATGAAGTCTTTCTTGCGTACTGCAACTCATCATTAATAATAACTAAGCTCAATCCCATAAGCATGATTATTGCAGCTAGTGCTAGGTTTAATTTATTATATTTATTTTTCATCCTGTATATAGTATATTATTTATATTGGACAAAGTCAAAGGATTTCTTCCCCTACCCCGCTTTTTCTAAAATAGCCCATATCGGCCTTCTAAGGCCCTTATGGCAAATGTTTAGGGATAGATGGTGGGTTATATGTGGAATGTGGGGAAAGGGGTCTCTATCTCGCCGAAGCACTTTTTTCGCACTTTATTTTTTTCGCAATGCACTGTATTTAAAATATGTGTCTAATAAACACAAAACCCAATCAGAGGCGGATCCGATTGGGCAGTGCTAGTTCTTGCGAACTAAGTATGGGGAACATTGTGGGATGCTACGACCCATACGTAATCATTATAAAATACTTATTTTTCTAAGTCAAGGATATCTTGAACAAATTCTGTATCAGATTCATCAGAACCTTCTTGGGGTGTAAATGAAGGGGAGGGTCCAAGTAGGTAACCTTCTTCATGGTACTTAATCATTTTTTCAGTTTTTTCAGGATCTACCTTATTAGCCATAATGGTTAATATGTCATAAATTCTATGAAGCATAATGTAATTAACCATAGGTAGGTTATCTTCTAAGTTTTGAGATTGTTGATCAGACATTTTCTGATACCTTTATTTTTTCTAGGATATCTTCATAGAACTTAATTCCTATGAAATTTTGATAATTACAGGACAAACAATATAGAAATTCTTTATCATCTAAAGTTAGATTAGGCATCAGAAGGCCCTGATCCATTGGACATTCAAGTCTAGGAACAAGGCCCTCTTCTGACAAAGCTATATATCTAGATACGTTCTGTATCTTTCCCAATATTGCTCCTTATGATTCTGGAAACTCTCCTACGAGAGCTTTGGCCTTGCCCGTTGAGGCAGACCATGCTGACCAGTCTTTTCCGCCTTTGGTCATATAGTACGTTATCTCTGCGTTTGTTACTGGATCAAATAATTCCTTATTTGAAACTAAATTGAACTTTTCTTTTCTTGCTATACCAAGTTCCCCTAGCATGTTGATTTGAAAAATTCCGTAAGATTTATCGCCAGTTGATTTGTTGTCGTTTAGAGCAAGTGGTCTCCCATTGGACTCTATTCTAGCAACAGACCAAGCTGTTTTTAAAGCAGTTCCTTCAAATCCTACAGCCCATAATAAATCTTTTAAATCTTCGTCTGTAAGCATTTCTGAACTCTTATAAGTATCATTGCTGAACTTATTTATTATTTCTCTTTTTAGTTGTTTTTCGGTTTTTTGTACCACTTCTGGTACAGTTGTTAATGCTTGAGTTACAGTTGGTCCAGGCTGGACGGAAAATAAGAATAATGTTATCATTCCTATGTACGTCCAATTATGGGCAACATCGCTCAAACGTTGTTTGATTCTCTCCATTGGCATTTCCTCCTTTAGAGATAACGAACTATAATAGTAGCATTAACTAGCAAAGCGTGTCAACCCAGTTGACCAGAAAGAATTAATGAATATTTCATTTTCAACACCAACTGTTAACATAAAAGGTGAAAATGGATATGGCTATGCGGGAAGAAATATAGTTCATTCATTAAATTCATTAGGACATTTTGTCCCATTTCAAGATCCTAAATCTTTAGTTCAATTAAATTTTTCACAACCAGATCTTTTTAAATTACACAGGAAACAATATCAAATTGGATATACTCCATGGGAGTCAACAGTTATTCCAAAAAGATGGCACGAGAACATAAGACATTGCGATGAGTTTTGGACAACATCGGACTGGTGTGCAAATGTATTTGATGATAATGGATTTAGCAATATCAAAGTATTCCCGCATGGGATAGATCCAATGTGGACTCCTAAAAAAAGAGAACAAAAAGAGACTTTAAAGTTTTTACACATAGGAGAACCATCTTCAAGAAAAGGTGGGCAAATAGCAGTAGATGCATTTTTACAACTATTTGGAAATAAACCAGGATACTCTTTAACAATAAAAGCATTTAACTATAGCACTGTTAGGGTATTTAATAATTATATAGATAAAAATATTATAGGCCTGCCCCATGAAATGTATAACAATGTGTTTTTAAATAATTCTGTATTAAATGACGAAGAGCTTGTTAGACTTTATCATGATCATGATGTTTTAATTTATCCTAGTTATGGAGAAGGTTTTGGGTTTATCCCGCTTCAAGCTCTAGCAACAGGAATGCCTACAATATCTACATTCGATTGGGCACAATATAAAAAATATATTGGTCCGCTAAAATTAAAATCAGAATTAATAGATTCTCCCTGGGACTATATGCACGAAGGCAAAGTCTATGAGCCAGACTATCAACACTTACTTGAGCTTATGAGAGATGTAAGTTTAAATTTTAAAGCATATTCATCTTATTATTACACTCAGTCAACTAAAATTCATGAAGAATATAATTGGTTGCGGTTGACTAATAATGCGTTTGACCATATTTTTAAAAAATTCTCATAATCTCTTTCCATTATAAATAAAGTTTGATACACTTATACTTCATTAAAAAAACAATCAAGCCGCTGGGCGGAGAAAAAGGTCTATATGTCAACAGTTATTGAAAACCCATATGAAAATTTTATTGCATTGTCTCGTTACGCAAGGTGGATTCCAGAAGATAATCGCAGAGAAACTTGGGGAGAAACAGTAGATCGTTATTTTACTTTTATGCTTGATCATTTATTTAAAGAGTATTCTTATGAACCATCAAGCAAATTAATCCAGGAATTAAAAGAAGCAGTTCTTAATAGAAATGTTATGCCCTCAATGAGAGCGGTAATGACATCTGGTGCAGCATTAGAAAGAGATCATGTCGCAGGATACAACTGTTCTTTTATTCCAGTAGATTCACCAAGATCATTTGATGAAACAATGTATATTCTTATGTGTGGAACTGGAGTAGGATTTTCTGTAGAGTATAAGTATATTAATAAACTTCCTTCCGTTCCAGAATCTTTAGAAAAATCAACAACAGTTATTTCTGTAGAGGATTCAAAACAGGGTTGGGCAAAAGCATATCGTGAATTACTAGCGCTACTTTGGTCTGGACAAATTCCAGCAATTGATGTAACTAAACTTAGGCCAGCAGGAGCAAGACTTAAAACTATGGGTGGAAGATCTTCTGGTCCACAACCACTTATTAATCTTTTTGATTTTACAATTAAAATATTTAAAAACTCAGTTGGAAGAAATTTAAAGCCAATTGAATGCCACGACATTATGTGTAAAATTGGAGAAGTTGTTGTAGTTGGCGGAGTCCGTAGATCTGCAATGATTTCACTATCTAACATTAATGACATTGAAATGGCGGCAGCTAAATCAGGAAATTGGTGGGAAAATAGTCCACAGAGAGCGTTATCAAATAACTCAGTTGCTTATTCTAGAAAACCAGAAATGGCACAATTTATCACAGAATGGAAAAATCTTTATGACTCAAAATCTGGAGAGCGTGGAATCTACAATGTTGCCGCTGCTCAAGCGCAAGCAGCTAAATATGGAAGACGGGATCCTGAAATACACTATGGAACAAACCCTTGTTCGGAAATTATTTTGCGTCCTTATCAGTTTTGTAATCTTTCAGAAGTCGTATTACGTGAAAAAGATACAGTTGAGGATGTCGAGAATAAAGTAAGACTTGCTACTATTTTAGGAACATGGCAATCAACATTAACAGACTTTAAATATCTACGTAAAATTTGGAAAGATAATACAGAAGAAGAAAGACTATTAGGGGTATCTCTAACTGGTCAATTTGGACACAAGTTCTTCTCTGGAAAACAAGGCCTAGATAAACTAGAATCTACACTAGTATCTCTTCGTGAGCAGGCAAGAAAAACAAATAAAGAAGAGGCTAAAAAAATTGGCATACAGGAGTCTGCGGCAATTACCTGTGTAAAGCCTTCGGGAACAGTATCTCAATTAGTAGGGGTTTCTTCAGGAATGCACCCATGGCACTCTAGGTATTATATTCGTACGGTTCGTGGCTCTAAAGGAGATCCAATTTCTACATTTTTAAAAGAGGTTGGAATACCAGTAGAAGATGATGTTATGAAACCAACAGATACTTATGTATTTTCATTTCCTATAAAAGCACCAGAAGATGCAATTGTAAGAAACGACCTAACGGCTATTGATCACCTAAACACTTGGCTAGTATATCAAAGAGCATGGTGTGAGCATAAGCCATCAATTACAGTTTCAGTAAAAGAAGATGAGTGGATGGAAGTTGGGGCATGGGTATATAAAAACTTTGATGAAGTTTCTGGTATTTCGTTTTTGCCGTCTTCAGATCACTCATACAAACAAGCACCATATCAGGAAGTAACAAAAGAGGAATACGAAGACTTGTTATCTAAGATGCCAAGATCTATTCGTTGGGAAGATTTATCTTTTTATGAAACTGAAGATGGAACATCTACAAATGCTACGTTGGCCTGTAGTTCAGACGGCAATTGTGAGCTTGTTGATATTTCTGCTTAAAGGAGTATAATGGAATTGGGGTAAAACCCAAAATTCCTGGGCACAGGGCCCAGAAATAGGAGGATCTAATGTCAAAACAAGATCTAAATAATGATGGAAAGGTAACTATGCAAGAGAAAATTCTCGCAGCATTGTCAAGCTATGGTCGCCACTTTTTAGGTGCGTCTATTGCTCTTTACATGACTGGAAATACTGACCCAGGAGATTTACTTAAGGGTGGAATTGCAGCATGTCTGCCAGTTATTTTAAAAGCACTTAATAGTAATGAGCCAGCTTTTGGCTTTACAAAAAAGTAATAATTAAATAACGAATTAGGATTGCTCCTGTGCTAAAATAAGCATAGGAGTTTTCCTATTTAGGAGTACTAGCAAATGGCAGGACAAAAAAATTTCGAAGTGGATCAAAATACCACTTTTACTTTCATTGTTGAATATAAAGACAATGCGGGAGTCCCTATTGTTTTAACTGGGGCAAGCGCTAAACTGCAGGTCCGTGATACAAAAGGCGGAACCAAATTAGCTTTTACTCTAACATCACCATCTGGTGGAATTACAATAGATGCTCCTAACGGTAAGTTAACGGTTAGGATGACTCCAACCCAAACAAATAAATTATTTTATCCAAAGTCCTCTTATGACCTAATGCTTACCGATTCCAATTCAATTAAGACAAAACTTCTAGAAGGATTTTTGTCTCTTAGCAGGTCGGTAACAATATGACAGAATCAGTAATAGTAACACAAGTTGTAAATGATGTAATAGTAACACAAGCCGTAAACGATGTAATTATATCCTCCCCTGGACCGCAAGGCCCAAGAGGTAAAACTATATTAAATGGCAATGGAGTTCCAGCAGAAAATTTTGGATTAGAAGGCGACTTCTATTATGATAAAAATACAACAAGATTTTATGGCCCAAAACTTTCTGATGCTACTTGGACTGGTGCCACAAATTACCTTCTAAATGTATCTACCCTAACCTATCCTTTTTCTATTAATCAGGTAGTTGCTGTAGGAAACTATTATGCTATTGCTATACCTCACAATTTGGGATACAACCCCAATGTTACTGTAAAAAACAGCGCTGGCGACATATTAGAAACAGGAATAGATTATAATAGTATTAACCAAATTACACTGACAATGGCTCAACCATTCGGTGGGACAGCTTACCTGTCCTAAAGGAGAATAGAAAATGGCAAGATTATTTGTAACTGATATCAATCTTAACAAGAATGAACTTCAGAACGCAAGAATTCAGGGATTAGCTTCAGCACCATCAGCCCCTGTAAACGGGCAGATTTATTATGACACATCAAATAACACGATGTACTACCACAATGGACTAGCATCACCAAACGGTCCATGGGTAGCAATGAATGCTTCTCAAGAAGTAATTCAAGACACCATTGGTGCTTCCGTTGAAGGCGGAGTTGGCTTAACAAGAACATACGTTGACTCAACTGGAGTCACAACAATAGATTTAGATAACACAGCAGTAACAGCAGGATCTTATGGTTCCTCAACACAAATTCCTACTTTCACAGTAGATGCCCAAGGTCGTTTGACTGCAGCATCAACAGTAACAGTAGCAACAAATCTTTCAATTGCTGCAGATACTGGAACAGCTGATACGGTAAGTCTTTTAACAGACACATTTACAATTAGCGGTGGCGAAGGAATTGACACTGCCGTAACAAACAATACAATTACAATATCTGGAGAAGATGCAACTACCACTAATAAGGGTATTGCCTCATTTGCAGATGCAGACTTTACAGTAACAACTGGTGCAGTAACAATCAAGAATGTTAACCTTGCTACACAGACAACTGGAAACTATATTGCAACTATTGCTGGAACAGCAAATGAAGTTGAAGTTTCAGGTTCAGGTTCAGAAAACTCTGCAGTAACAATTGGTCTTCCAAATGATGTAACAATCACTAACAACCTTACAGTTGGCGGTAACTTAAACGTAACTGGAACAATCAACTCAGTAAACACCACTCAGGTAAATATTGTTGATAATAAGATTAACCTTAATACAGACTTTACAGGAACTCCAACAGCAGATGCTGGTGTCCGTGTAGAGCGTGGAGACGGTGCAGATGTTGAAATTCTATGGAATGAAACAAATGATAACTGGACACTTACAAATGATGGTACAAATTACCACGCAATTACACGCAAGTTTACTTCAACTGTTGGTAACGGATCATTAACTCAGATTCCAGTAACACACAATTTAGGATCTAGAACAGTAGTTGTAAATGTTTATGATTCAGCAACATATGACACCGTAGAGTGTGATGTTGTTAGAACTTCAACAACTGTTGTAACACTAGGATTTACAGTCGCACCAGCAGCTGGAGCATATACGGTAGTAATTATAGGTTAAGGGGGCAGTAAATGTCTGTAAAAAGATTAGTCCCTCTTAATGCAGTAGAACTATCCACAGACCCAACGGGTGCACGTCGTGGAGACATTTATTATAATACTGCTGTAGAAGAACTTAGAGTATATGATGGCGTGTCCTGGACTCCAATATCAGGATTAGCAGACCATCTTCATACGTACGACGGTGCAATTTATTCAGTGGGCAATATAACCTATCCAATGGATCCTGTAATTGATGGCGGCACTCCATAATGGCTACTAATTACCCTAACTCATTAGATAACTTTACAAATCCAACTTCTGCCAGCCCAATAAATAGTCCATCTCATTCAGAGCAACATGCAAATGCTAATGATGCAATAGAAGCTATTGAAGGTGAATTAGGAACTAATCCAAAGGGTGCGAAAGCAACAGTTAAAGTTCGTCTTGATGATGTTGATACTGCAATTGCTACTAAAGCACCTATTGATTCCCCAACATTTACTGGCACAGTAACAATTCCATCAGGTTCAGCAATTACTGGTGTTCCGTATCTTGCTACCGCCAATACTTTTACTGGAAATAATACTTTTGCTTCACCAATTGTAGGTTTTGTTGGAACTGGTGGCACATATTCATCTGCAGCCGTATCTGCATATAACATAATACATTTAAGCCAGGGAATGATTCTTATAAATAGTCAAACTGGTGGCGACTATAACTTGGCTACAAATACTTATTATAATTCAGGATGGAAATATTTTGAAAGTTCCCCATCAACTCTTTTAAATTTTGGTAATGGAAACATTGACTTTAATACTGCTGCATCTGGAACTGCTGGAAATACAATAACTTTTACAAGTAAAATGAAAATCAACAATTCTGGAAATGTTACTATAAATGGTTTTGGTGCATCTACCGTAGGTTTAATTGTAAAAGGCGCAACCTCCCAAACTGCAGATTATTTCCAAATTCAAAATTCATCAGGGACAGTTGTAGTTAAGGCTGATTCCTCAAACAGTATTGCAGTGCCATTTGGCCAAATTAGTGCAGCATCAGGATTAATCGGCTCAGGCACAACAAGACTTGGAACTGCAGGCGTTACTGCTTATGCAAGTGCAGCCACTAGCAATGGAATTATTGTTCGTGGTGCAGCCTCCCAAACTGCCAAACTTCAGGAATGGCAAAACTCAGCTGGAACTGTCGTTGCAAGTACCAGCGTAGAAGGTAACGGATATTTTCAAGCAAATTTAAATGCCGCATCTATAGGCGCAGGAAATAATATAGGAGGAGCAAGCTTAACCGCATCTCCTTGGAGTGCTGTAACTACCGTTTCTATAATTAGAGGATATCCATCTCAGTCTGCCGATTTAACTAAATGGCAAAACTCAGATGGGACTGTGTTGTCTGGAATCAGCCCCATCGGACAATCTTTTGTTCAGACTACTGCACCCATTACGGCAAGTGCTATATCTCAAAGCATTACTGCTGTTTCATTTACATCAACAACTGCAACATATACATTTTCGGCTACTGAACAAACTATTTCTATTGGTGAATACGTTACAGTTTATGGAATAACTCCATCAGGATACAATGGCACATATCAGGTTACAGCAGTTGCCACTGTTTCTGGTGGTACTTCTTATTCATTCACCGTTGCAAATACCACAAATGCTACTGTCACAGTTGGAACAGGGTACTTTTTTCCCTCTGCTTCTGTAAGTATTTCAACTAAAAATAAAGCACATACTGGTTTAATTATTAAGGCAGTATCAGGACAAACAGCATCTGTGCTGGAACTTCAAAATTCATTAGGTCAGCCCGCTACTTGGTTTGATTCAACAGGTGGAATGACAGCATCACAAGCCGTAGTATCAACATTGTATTCAGGTGGATTTATGAATACAGGAACGCTTGGATATTTTAATGCTACAACATTTAGTTCATCAGTAATACCAGTAGTAGTTCGTGGAACCACCTCACAGGCAACAGATTTAACTCAATGGCAGAACAGTTCTGGTACTTCTTTAGCAAGAATTTCTAATACAGGTATTTTTGTAGGCGGCTCCTTTTCATCTAATGGTTCACAAGCAGCAGGAACAAATATTGCGTCTCAATTTGGTTCAACATCTGCTACACGTATACCTATGGTTGTATATGGTGCAGCATCACAAACTGCCAACCTTCAGGAGTGGCAGGACAGTGCTGGAGCTGTACTTTCTAGCATTTCAGCATCTGGAGGATTTACAGTTCCTTCTTTGACGGTTTCTGGAGACTTAACTGTAAACGGAACCACTACAAATATTAATTCTACTAATCTTGTTATAGAAGATAAAAACATTGTGCTTGGAGATACAACAACTCCAACAGATATAACTGCCGATGGCGGAGGTATTACACTTAAAGGCACAACCGATAAAACATTCAACTGGGTTGACTCCACAGACTCTTGGACTTCATCAGAACATTTAAATCTTGCTTCAGGAAAGTCACTATATTTAAACGGAACACTGTTAAAAGATGCTACAGAAACTTTAACTAATAAGACTCTTACATCCCCAAAAATTAATGAAGATGTAGCAGTTACAGCAACAGCAACAGAGATTAATGTATTAGATGGGATTACTTCAACTACCGCAGAACTTAATATTTTAGACGGGGTAACATCAACAGCAGCAGAACTTAATATTTTAGACGGGGTAACATCAACAGCAGCAGAACTTAATATTTTAGATGGAGTTACAGCGACAGCTTTAGAGATAAACGTTCTTGATGGAATTACATCATCTACCGCAGAGATTAATATCCTTGACGGAGTTACAGCAGACTATACCGAATTAAATATACTTGATGGAGCAACTCTTTCTACAACTGAATTAAATTATGTAGATGGCGTAACATCATCAATTCAAACTCAGATAGATACCAAGGCTCCACTTGCTTCTCCTACTTTTACTGGTACCGTCACAATTCCAGCAAATTCAGCAATTACTGGTGTTCCTTATCTTGATACCGCTAATACTTTTACCAATAGCCCACAAGAGATTGCAAATACAAGCACAAGCGCTATCCAATTAATTTTAAGAACAAATAGTGGACAAACAGCAGATAATTTCCAAATAAAAAATATTACCAACACTGTAAACTTTCGCATCTTTGGTGGTTCATTTGGTGCTGACGGAGTCGCTTCAATCGGTAACGCAACATTACCAACAACGTCGCAACTTTACGTACAAGACAATAACGCTGCTAGAGTAGGTTTAATTATTCGTGGCGCTACATCTCAAACTGCTAGCCTACAAGAATGGCACAACTCTGCGGGAAGTGCGTTGGCTTATGTTGATAGCTCTGGTACTATTCGTTCTGCAATTTTTGGCTCGCTTTCAGCAGGTCTTACGACTATGCGAACAAATTATGATACTAACGGAATTGGATTTCAAATAGGTAGCGCTGGTCAAAAAGGATTGGTTATCCGTGGCTTCGCCTCACAAACTGAAAATCTTCAGGAGTGGCAGAACAGTAGTGGTACGTTGCTGTCCTGGATTCACCCTGCTGGATACCTTACACTAGGTTCTGCAACTACTATTGGTGGAGTTCTTGGTATAAGCACGGGTGTCTCAACTGCCAGAGGTATTGTTGTCCGAGGTGCTGCCTCACAATCTGTCAATCTTCAAGAGTGGCAAAACAGTGCTGGAGGGGTAATTGCTTCAATTGGTCCTGCTGGAAGCATAACAACAAATAGTAATATTACTCAAGGCACTTCTGGAAGAACATTTATCGGTGGAGCAGCAGACGCTGGTGCATTTTTAAATGTAGGTAGTGCAACGACAACAAGGCAAGTAATTGTAGCACGTCCAAATTTTGCGACACAATCCGCTAGTCTCCAAGAATGGCAAAACTCGGCTGGGACCGTTCTTTCAGGAATTAATGCTGCTGGACAAATTCATACAGGCACTACTACAAGCATTAATGGTTCAATAACAGGGACAATTATATCGACTACTTATGTATCAAGCACAGTTGCCACCTTTGAATACAATGGCACATCACTTGTGCAAGTAGGACAGAGAGTAACAATTGGAGATCCTTACGGCAATTATAGTGGTAATGGATTTGCTGGAACTTGGACAGTCACAGCAGTTACATCAAATACTTTCACAGTACTTGGCTCAGGGTTTTCAGATTATATTGTTGCGCCAGAAGCAGAGGATGGAACATTTACTTTATCTGCCGCTGGAAGTTTTGTTGCTAATACTGCTGTAACTACTCCAGTGGTTGTCAAGGGAGTTACATCACAAACCGCTAATCTTCAGGAGTGGCAGAACAGTGCTGGTGGAGCTTTACTTAATATAGATTCAACAGGCAATTTAGATATAGGTGCTGGCTCTAGCAATATATGGAAAATAAAAAACCAAACCTCAGCAGTAATGGAATGGCAACCAAGTCAAGGATTTATGTTTTTGCCATATGGATCATCTAATAGACCCGTAACAATTAAAGGCGCAGCAAGTCAAACAGCCAACCTAACCGAATGGCAGGATAGCACTGGAGCTGTACTTTCTAGCATTTCAGCATCTGGAGGATTTACAATACCTTCTCTTACAGTATCTGGAGACTTTACTGTAAATGGTACAACAACAAATATAAATACAACTAATTTAATTGTAGAAGATAAAAATATTACTATTGCAGATGTTGCTACTCCTACTGATACTACCGCCGATGGAGCGGGAATTACAATAAAAGGCGCTACAGATAAAACACTTAATTGGGTACAATCAACAGGCTCATTTACATCATCAGAACCGTTTATAATAAATACAAATTCAACAACTAAGCAAAATCTTATTGTTAAAGGAATTGCATCCCAAACTGCTAATCTTCAAGAATGGCAAAATAGTGCTGGCAATGTGATAGCCTCTGTCTATAAAGATGGCATTTCAATTCAAAACAATGAGACAAACTTTCCACGAGGACTTACTATTACGCAGTCCACCAATAATATTGCAGCAGCAGCATTTATTGCACGAAAAAGTAGGGGTACAAATGAATCACCTGTTGTTGTTAATACGGGAGATATTGTTGGTGCCTTTGGATTCACTTCGTATAACGGTACTACTTACCCTATAGATACCACACTATTTGGTGCAGCGGTAACAGATAAAAGTGGTTCTACTATCTCACAAAGCCTTTACTTTACTACTGGATCAAACAGTAATGGTAATTATGTTCCTAATTTACTGGTTTATCATGATGGAAGAGTAGGCGTAGGTGCAGGCTTTGGAAATATAACTTCAACAATTAATCAACCATCTGCTACTTTGCACATTGGTTCGCTAGCCGCTAACACAGTTGTCGCTCTAGTCAAAGGCGCAGCGTCACAATCAGTTAGCCTTCAAGAGTGGCAGAATAATTCTGGTACAGCGTTGGCATCAATCGGAGCAACTGGTGCTTTACGTATTTCAGGTTCATTAGGGTATATGGGAGGCGGAGGAAGTCAATTAGTATTTCAAGCAGGAAATAATGCTGCCTATTTTACTGTCACATCTTTGGCGGGGGCGTATCCATCCTTAATCATAAGAAGTATTACATCTCAAACTTCTAATCTTCAACAATGGCAAAACTCGGCTGGAACTATTTTTTCAGGAATAAATGCCGCTGGACAAATATTCGCAGGGACTACCACAAGCATCAATGGTTCAACTACTACGGAAATCACATCGGCTGCATTTACATCAGCTACAGTTGCGGTCTTCACCTATGGCGGCACATCACTTGTGCAAGCAGGACAGGCAGTTACAGTTGCAGGTGTAACAGGTGGTACATACAACGGTACTTGGACAGTTACAGCAGTTACATCAACAACTTTCACGGTCCTTGGTTCAGGATTTACAGATGTAGCAGGTACAGGTGGAACATTTACTTTGTCTGCCGTTGGAAGTTTTGTTTCAGGTACGGCAGCAATTACTCCAATAGTTGTTCGTGGCGCAGCATCACAAACTGCCAATCTCCAAGAGTGGCAGAATTCTGCAGGGACTATATTGCCAAGCATTGGTCCAAATGGAACAATGAATTTAAAGTCTGTAAGTTCAGCCAATCTTGTAACTTTCTTTAATGGTACAAGCGGATTCGGCGCAGGAAACATAAGTTATAATGGAATATTTAATATTAATGCTGCAAATATGGGATTTCCATATACAGCATCTGGCGCAACGCTTTCTGTAAATGCAACATCAGCAACAGTAGTTCCAATTACTTCTAGAGGCTTTGCCTCACAAACTGGTGACTTACAGCAATGGCAAAATAGTGCTGGCACTGTATTAGCTTCTGTTGCTAGTGGTGGCGGTATTTTGGCAAATTCTTTTAGCGCTGTTAATGGTATTGTAACAGGTTCATTATCGTTTTCTAGCATTTCTTATAACGGATTTTCCAATCCTGCTGGAATTCTAACTAATCCAACTGTAGTAATACGAGGAATAGCCTCACAAACTGGTGACTTACAGCAATGGCGGGGTAGTGCCAATACAATACTTGCAAAAGTTGATGTAAATGGTAATTTTTCTGCAATCTCAAAGTCATTTGATATCCCTCACCCAACAAAAGAAAATATGCGTCTTCGTTATGCATCTCTTGAAGGAAATGAGCATGGAATATATGTTCGTGGAATTACAAAAGAAAAAATTATTGAATTGCCAGAATATTGGACTAATTTAGTAGATGAGTCTACTATTACTGTTTCTCTAACTTCTATTGGTAAATTCCAAAAAGTTTATGTAGAAAAAATTGAAGGTAATAAAATTTATATCGGCGGGAGAGTTAAAGAAATCTCCTATGCAGTATTTGGAGAGCGTAAAGATATAGATAAACTAATAGTGGAGTACTAATGGCTACTAACTATAATCCTAGCATAGTTAAAAGCGGATTGGTTCTTTGTTTAGATCCCGCAAATCCTAGATCATACTCAGGATCTGGTACTACAATAACCGACATAAGCAATTCTGAAAATAATGGAACTTTTAGTGGCGGCGGACCAGCTTATAGTGCATCAAATAATGGAACATTAGTATTTGATGGCTCTGATGACACTATTACTGTTACAACCAGTAATGGATTTGGAAATTCTTCATTACCCCCAAATCAATCTATGTCTTTTTGGTATAAGCATGATGACAACAATCAATATGATTTTTTATGTGGATTTAGAAATAATGCAAATTATGATTTTTATACTTTAATTGTTGATCAGGCTGGAGGAGACTTCCTTGAAGTAAGAACAAGAACTGGTGGCGGTGGTGCGGCCGATACAAACATTGCCTGGCCAGCTGCATATAATAATGTTTGGAAACATATATCTGTAACTGCATCTGGATCCCTTGTTACTCTTTATTTAGATGGCATACAAGCAAATTCATCAAATAGTCTTTCTGGAAATTACGGAGCATCTTCTGGTAATTTTACAGTAGGTAGGTATGCATTCGGTTTTCCAATGAAAGGTTCTATGGGACAAATATTGTTTTATAATAGAGCGATAACTGCAGCAGAAGTAAGACAAAATTTTAATGCTACAAAAGGCAGGTATGGATTATGAGCCTTTCACATTCACCTCAAATTGTTAGAGATGGTTTAATACTTTGTGTAGATCCAGATAACATGAGGTCTTACAATGGGAGTGGAATCAGTATATTAAATCTAGTAGACGGAACAAGTCAAACACTTAATGGTACATTTTCAAAGCCAAGCTTAGGAATAAGACTAACAAATACTAATATATCTGGATCTTCAAATATATCGAGGCTAAATATAAACTCTTACGCATCAATCAGAACAATAGGTGTGTGGGTTAACATAGTTGATAATATAACTGGTAATTACATATTTGATGCAAGAAATGGTGCAGGCGCAGATGGATACGTTTGGAATGGTGGAATTGGAAGTTTTTGGTCAGGTCTTTCTGTAAACGGACAAAATAAAACAACTCCAACTATTGGGGACTCCTTTGCTACTGGATCTTGGAGATTTTTGACATATGAAAGTTCTGCTAGTTTTACTGATAACGTAACTATGTTTTCTAGATTTACTAATATTGAAGGCTTAAATTGTACATTTGGACAAATTTTATTTTATAATAGGGTACTTACAAATGCAGAAATAAATAAGAACTTTAACGCATTAAAAGGCAGGTATTCATTATGACAAATGAAGCAGGACCTAATATTGTTTATAATGGATTGGTGCTTTATTTAGATGCCGCCAATTCAAGATCTTATCCTGGAACAGGAGCAACTTGGACGGACTTAAGCGGAAACTTACAAAATTTTACATTATACAACTCTCCAACATTTTCTAGCAACAATGGCGGAGAAATTTTATTTTCTGGAACAAACGATTATGCTAGAATAAGAAATAGCAGCTCTATAGATCTGTTATCATCAAATGGTACAGTTGAAATTTGGTTTAGATCTATAGGCGGTACTTTAGGCGGAAACTATGCAAGACTAATAAGTTTTTCAAATGAAACAGGGACTGGCTCCGATACAACATTAACGCAAGGAGTACTTAATGATTTTATCAACTACTTCTGTTTAGTACAAAATCAAACTACACAAAGACTTGCTGTTTGGTATAAAGATAATCCACAAGGATTTGGATCATCAACTCCAGTTAATACAAACAATTATTTTAATGCTGTAATATCTTGGTCTACTAATGGAGCATCAATGACTTTTAATTTTTATTTAAATGGTGTAGTTGCAAATACAACAACTGTTACTCAATCAGGATATAACGCAGATGCATCAACTATAACATTAGGACAAAATGCAAATGGTGCACTATCTGCCCCAAGTGAAAATTCTTCATGTGCATTTTCATCTGTAAAAATGTACAATAGATCGCTTTTAGCATCAGAAATCTTACAAAACTATGCTGCTCTAAAAGGGAGGTATGAATTATAATGTCTGTTACATATAATGAAACATTTAAAGGATATAGAACAGCAAAAGAATTATTAATTGCTAAACCCGAACTTTTAAATAAAGATGGCATTTACCCATTGTGTCCAGATGGAACTTTAAATTCATTAACTAGAGTGTATTGTGATATGACTACAGATGGTGGCGGGTGGATGCTTGTTGCTAGAAGCAATCAACACGGCTCTGTTGCATTAGGCAAGTGGGGATGGCTTGGAACGGGCACTGGAGAATTAGAAGATTTTTCACAACCATATCAAGAGTCGTGGTATACAAAATGGCATTTAAATTCAAATACGTTTACAGAATTTATTTTTGGAAATAGATTAAATGTTTACAATAATAAATGGGGACCATTTATATACAAGCACACAATAAACTACACAAATTTATTTACAGTAGATGGCGTTGTGCTGCCAAGTTCAAGGACTGTTTTAAAATTTGATTTATCTGTATACAACACATCTGAATTTCCAGTAATGCACCAGTATACAGGATATTCTTTATCGGCTCTTTCAGATAATTCTTTTTATTTAAGAGATTCTCCAGGAATTGGATATGGCGGATACCCAAACTTCATGAGAACAACATATGTTAATCATACAAATTCATGGCATATTTCTGGACCTTGGGGGGTAACTGGAACTACTGTATCTACGTCGCTTACAAGAGGATATGATTCAAATGGTGACTATATTCAAAAAAGCGGTGATACCAATTATGGAGGGGTCAGTCAATATATGATTATGGTAAGATAATGGCATTAACTCATTCAACCTCTAATATAAACACCAATGGATTGTTGTTGTATCTTGATGCTGCTAATAATAAAAGCTGGACTGCTAATACTAAAAACCTCATTCAGTTAAACCCAACTCCAACATCTGCATCTGGCCATCTTGCGGGTGGAGGATCTGGAAGTATAACTTATGACTCTGCAAATCAAGCAGTTTTATTTACAAGAGGAGAATATTCTTCCTGGGGGGTATATTTTTATAACAATCAAGTTTTTTCAGGAAACATAGATTCTACTAAAACACATACAGCTTCTTTTGAATGGTATTCTGAAAGCGATCCTGGTATAGGATATAGGTGGGAGTTGGTTAGGGGGGATTCAGTTGGCACAACAGCTTTTGCAGACGTCTTAGCAAATAGCGTTCCTATAGGTAATAACTGGTACAGATTTTCATATACATTTACTCCATTAAATAACGGAAACAATGCTCATTTTAGAGTTATAACACTAATTCCTAATTTTCAAGGTGCTGCTTTAGAAAGACGTAAAACTTATTTTATGTGGAGAAAATTACAATTAGAACAAAATTCTGTAAGAACAGATTTTGTAGATGGCACACAGGCAACAAGTTGGAACGATGTTAGTGGCAACGGAAGGTCTCTGGCAAACTCAAGCTTAAAAGATTATGCTACATTTAATGGTGGCTGCGTTTGGTTCAGAGGGGATTTTGCAACTAATGGATTCACAATTCCTTCTTCTATGATAGATCTTGAAGCACTTGGGCAAACAAGGAATTTTACCGTTATGTTTGGAGTTAGAAAAAAATATTATGGTTTTAGTGGCAATAATACTGGTAACGGAGTTATTCTAAATGGCGCAGGAAGTGGTTATGGTCAAGGATGGAGAATAATTGAAGAAGTTTATGGATCGCCTGGTGCTGTATTTTCTGGAACGTATGGAGTTGGCTTAGCTACTGGAGGGGTTGGTCAAGGAATCATTATATCTGACACTGTTGCAGATAGACCTGCAATTGTCGCATTTAGCGTTAGTCCTACAACCATTTATGCATTTCTCAATCAAAATTCTGCATCAGTAGCGACCCCAACATATATACCTGGGTTTCATTTAGGACAAATTGGTACTACAAATTTTGGCGTGGGAGCATTTGCTGGAGATTTTTATTTTATGATGATATATAATCGTGCATTATCTGCTGCAGAAATATTAGAAAATTACAATGCTTTAAAACTAAGGTACGGATTATGAGTGTAGAATCGGGTCCTAATATTGTTAATGATGGATTATTACTTAATTTAGATGCCGCAAATTCTAAATCTCATAATCCATCCGAAAATTTAATTCTTGATAGTCAATCATTTGACAATTGGTCTGTTTCTAATACCAAAGTAGCAGCAAATCAAATAGAAGCACCAGATGGAACAGTGACTGCGGACTTAGTAAGTAATACTCAATTTCAAATTTCTTCTATTAGTAAAATCGTGGCATTAAGTCAAAGCACAACATACACATTTAGTCTTTATGTTAAGCCAATAACAATAAATAAAATTGTTGCTATACAGTTTGATACAAGCGGAACTGGAGCAAATTTTACTGTGCCAATTTTTGACTTAAGCACATTAACATCAAGTGGTGGGGGAACTAACCAAACCATAACTGATGTTGGAAATGGTTGGTACAGAATTGCTGCCACTATTACTACTTTAACTGGAGCCAATCCAAACGGCCCTTCCATTTTCCTTGGATCATATGGAACTACAGGAAATTTCGTTCAAATGTATTTTTGGGGAGCACAACTAACAAGGTCTTTAGGACAAATAGCATACGTAGCAACAACTACAAGTGCTATATCAAGATCAACTGCATGGTCTGACTTAAGCGATAATGGTAACAATGGCACAATCACAAATGGATCAACTTATGATCCTTCTAGCCAAGGTTCATTAGTTTTTAATGGAAGTAGTCAATATGTAAATATAAAATCAAATGCTAGAATATTATCTAACCTTACATATACAAAACAAGTTTGGTTTAATACAAATAATACAAGTGCATTAAATAATTTAGTTTCAAGCACTCTAGGAGAACATTTTTTATATTTAAATGGATTAGCAAGGCCATGGGCTGGGCATCCTCCACAATTTAATTCAGTAGTAAGCGCTACAATTCTTTTAGCAAATACTTGGTATAACGTTGCAGTAACATTTGATTCTTCAGTTGGCTGGAAAATGTATATAAACGGAGTATTAAATGCTTCAAGTGCCAATCTAAATACTTTTACTCAATTTTCAGACGTAGCCATTGGAGCGTATCAAGGCGGTGCTTCATTTGCTGGAAACATAAGCAATGCATTAGTATATAACAGAGTACTAACAGACTCAGAAGTACTACAAAATTTTAACGCTTTAAGGGGCAGATATGGAATTTAATGGTATAATTATAAAGGAGGGTTTAAATGGCTAACTCAGATAAAAATATATTAATAGTTCCTAACATTGCTTCAGCAACAGGAACCTATCCAAACATAAAATTTACTGGGGCAAATAACTCCCCAATTACTTTAAACGTCCTTGACGACAGCAGTATGACATTCTCTGGATCATCTGGACAATTATTTTCAATTGTAAATAGCATGTCTGGTACTATATTTTCCGTCAACGATGTTTCTGGTGTTCCTTCTATTGAAGTGCTAGATACTGGCTTAATTAAATTAGCACAATATAGTGGAAATGTTGCAATTGGAACATCTGCCTCAACAGCAAGAGTCACAATTAAAGCAAATAATACGATAAACAATATTCAAGAATGGCAAAACACTTCAGGAGAAGTTGTAGCAAGCATAAATTCGGCTGGTGTTCCAGGAGGAGCAGGATTTGACATCTACCCCCTAGATGATATTAGCCTATATTTTGATGGAAGAGAAAAGAGATTTTTACCTAGATACCAAGGAGTTCAAATAACCCCTTTAAATGGCTTTAGGCTTTTGTTAACAGTAAATGGTATAATTCAATCAGTAGATACTCCAGAGTATGTATGGCAGTCTATGTTACCAAGATATGGGTTCTTTATAGATTCCGACGGGTTCATAGCATTTCATGAGCAGGTTGCCCAAGGCTCCAGCTTTGACGCTAGACTACTTCCTGGATCATTAACAACAAAAGTAACAAAAAATTATCCGTTTAAAGCAGCGGACATATTATTAGGAGTATAACATGGCAAGAAAAGTATTATTAGAAACTGGATATACATTTAATGCGTCAACCAGAACAATCACTATTCCAAGAATTATTCGTCGTGATAGACTGGCACTTATCACAAACACTACCGCAAATCAGGTAATTTATAATTTTTCAGATCCAAGCCTAAGAGCAACAACGTACACAGTAACCCCTGTCGGTAGCTCTGGATCAACAACTATTGTCCTTAGCTATAATACTACAACCATGTCTAATGCAGACACACTCCAAATTATTATTGATGAATATGATGAGAAATTTAGCCCATCAGAAACATTTACAGACCCAGTAAGCAGAATGCGAATATCTCAGGGTCAATCTTTAATTGATACAGATTTTGAATACGGTCAACAGACAACAAAGTGGGAAAACCTAGCCCTTGTTAATAATAGACCGTGGTCATTTGAAGGACAAACAACTTTATCTAACGTAACTGCTATTACAATGTCAGCAGGATCAAGAACTGTAACTGTAGCAACAGTAACTCCGCCAGCAGTCGGCACACCAGTATTTATTCGTGATACTAACTTACTCTTTGCAAATGGTAACTTCATAGTAGAATCAGTATCATCAGGCACCAGCTTTACATACACTGCCCGTGCTGCAAACTATACATCAATAACAGCACTTTTTGATTCATCTAAAACAGTAGTTACTGCAGGCTCTCTTTATACACAAGCAGCAATTGGCGGAGCTCCAACATTTACAGTATCGGGAACAGATTTAAGGGTATCAGTAACAACAACAGTCCCACATGGATTAATGCCAGGAAATGAAATTGCTGTAGTTGGTATAACTGGAACAAATCCTCCAAATGGTAACTTCTATGTATCTACAGTAACATCACCAACAGCATTTGTATATTATGCAAACTCTTCAGTTGGTAATCCAGCATCATTAACTACAACTTCGGCAATACTTTATGTAAGACCAACATCACTATTTATGCACAGACCATTTGACGGAGGAGTACTTTTTGGATCAAATAGCGCATCTCCAAATGTTAGCTCAATTCGTCAAACACGTAGACAGTTTAGATATCAGTCTGGTAAAGGATTACAGATTTCATCTGGAAGCTTAATGCGACCTTATTCAACTGTAGATCAACTAACATCTTCAGGAACTACAGTAACTGTTCGTACTCGTGAAGCACATAACATTCAGCCAGGAGCTCAAGTAATTGTTTCTGGAGCAGTGGAAACAGCATACAACGGAACATTTACAGTAGTATCTGCTCCAAGATTTAATACATTTACTTATACTGCAGCAGCAACCCCATCAGCAACACCAGCATCTGGAGACCCTGTTGTTTCAGTTTCTTCTTGGTCTGGTGCAAAAACAAGACTTGGAGCATTTGATAATCAAAACGGAGTATTTTGGGAATACGATGGCGCAGTATTGTATGCCGTACGTAGATCTTCTATTTTACAAATTGGCGGAAGAGTATCAGTAACAGCTGGATCTAGCACTGTAACACAAACAGATGCAGAATATCCAACCTCATTTGCTAAGCAATTAAGAATTGGAGACATGATTACACTTCGTGGACAATCTTATAAAGTTATAAATATTGCTTCAGACACATCTATGACGATTAATCCATCATATCGTGGCATATCAAACGTCACATTTGGAACCGTAACAAAAATGGTTGAAACAAAAATTGCACAATCAGCATTTAATATTGACAGACTCGACGGAACAGGACCTTCAGGATATGTATTAAACCTAGGTACAATGCAAATGTTTTATGTCGATTATTCATGGTATGGGGCAGGAACAATTCGTTGGGGAGTTAGAGGCTCTGACGGTAATATAATTTATTGCCACAGAATGTCTAACAATAACATAAACTCTGAAGCATATATGAGATCAGGAAACCTTCCTGCTCGTTATGAGACAACCACAGACACCCCAGTTACATTTTTAACAGCTACATTAGCTCAGGCTGCAACATCAATGACAGTTAGCAGCACAGCAGATTTTCCAAATAGCGGAGTTTTAATGGTTCGCAATGGAACAATTTCAGAAGGAGTTACTTATACTGGTAAAACAGGAACTACATTTACTGGCTTAACTCGTGGACAAGCAGGTTCAGCAGTTGCTGGAGTTACAACAACCTGGGCTTCAGGAGCAGTATCTGGAACAGTTTCTTCAGCATCAGGTATTCAAATTGGACAACGTGTACATTCATCCACGAGTCCAAATCCAGTTCCAGACGGAACATTTGTGACAGGAATATCAGGAACAACAATTACATTAAATGAAGCAGTTACAGCTGCTAACCCAAATTTAATATTTGCCCCAATGGGAGTAACAGACTCAGCATTTACTTTTTCTGCTACAGCCCCAACTTCGGTTGAATTGGCTTACCCAACATTTTCTCCATCAATATCACACTGGGGAACAGCAGCAATTATGGACGGAAGATTTGATGATGATAAGTCACTTGTCTTTACTTTTGGAACCCCGTCAGCTACAACAGTTGGAGCAGGAGCATCAATTGCTCTTATGTCAATTCGTGTAGCACCATCTGTTGATAACGGACAGATTGGAAACTTTGGTGCTCGTGAAGTTATAAATAGAATGCAACTTAAACTAGAGTCATTTGGTTTTGTTCAAACTGGAACACCGCAACCTCTACTTATTACATTATTACTTAATGGAGTACCATCAACATCTACTGTATGGACAAATGCAGTTGGTAACGCCGTATCTCAAAACTCATCACTTGCTCAAATTGCATCTTTTGCTGCAGGATCAACTACAATGACTGGTGGTGAAGTTGCTGGAGGTTTCTTTACTGGAGGCACAACAGATAGACTTGATTTGTCAGAAGTTCGTGATCTAGGTAACTCAATATTAGGTGGTGGCGGACCAAACGCTAATACAAACGTTTATCCTGACGGCCCAGATACAATGACAGTTCTTGTTAGAAACTTAGGATCAGCTTCCGCAACAGTATTCGGACGCTTAGGCTGGACAGAAGCACAAGCGTAAAAGGAGGAGACATAATTGCCTCTAAATACAGTAAATTTAATAAGCCCCGTAGTTACCAGCTTATCTTCCGTTAGACCAGAAAATATACAAAGATGGGTTTATAACGGATCAGATGTAGCAGCAATAACACCAACTGGAATGTTAGATTTAAGATCTTCCACAACTGGAACGCTTCCATCTAATTCCACTCTTGGAAGTTTAGGAACAAAAATAGTTTTCTATTCAGCAGATGCTATAAATCCAACTTGGGGTTTTGGATTACAAAGCGGAAGACTTGTGGCTTTGATTGATTCATCAAACCCTGGAAACTCATTTTCAATACGATCATCAATTGGCGGATCGGATATAATTAGATTCCAGAATGACGGAAACATAGGCGCAAGATTTTTAGACTCTATTAATAATAATGGGGCATATATTGATATGGGACCTGGCGGATCTGGGATTCTCGTTGCCAATCGTACTCCTTCACATATTACTATTTCAGTTAGAGGCGCAGCCTCACAAACTGCCAATCTAGAAGAGTGGCAAAATAGCGCTGGAGCTATTCTTGCAAGGGTTTCATCAGCAGGTGGAATATTTTCTACTGCTAACAGCGTATTATCTGGCGGATTATCAGTTTCAGGTAATTATGGCGGAAGTAATACAATGGAGATTCCAAATAGCCAAAATATTATTGGGCTTACAATAAGAGGATTTTCAACTCAAACAGCTAATTTACAAGAATGGCGAAATAGCGCTTCGGTATTATTAGCTTCAATAAATCCTTCTGGATTTTTAAGTACTCCTAGAATTAATTTTACAGGCGGAACCTCAACAGTATCAGCATTAGCATTATCTGATGGCACACTATCATTTGAAAGCACAGCAGGACAATTATTTTCAATATCTAACTCCCTTACTGGAACAATATTCTCAGTTAATGATATATCAGGATTGCCAATTGTAGAGGCAACAGATTTAGGTATAGTTAAAATTAATGAGCTTTTTGGACAAACAGTAGTTGGATCGGGCACACCAACTTCAAACACAATGTTAACATCAATTGCAAGAACAGCAACAAGTGTTCCAATTGTTGCAAAAGGTGCAGCCTCCCAAACTGCAAACCTGCAAGAATGGCACAGTTCTGATGGAACTGCAAGAGCAACCTTAAGATCTAGTGGCGCACTAAATCTTGGAACCTTAATAACAGGAACACAATTATCAGTAATCCCATTCAGCAACACTACTATTGGAATAGTTGTGAGAGGCGCTGCCTCCCAAACTGCAAATCTTATGGAATGGCAGAATAGTTCTGGTACTGTATTGGCTAAAATTAATGCAGACGGAGGAGCCAATTTTTCAGGTACAAATGTTGATATACGTGATGGCAGTGGAAACTTTACAATTAGAAACGCTGGTACTACTGCCTACTTTACAAACTCATCATTATTAGTTGGAACAGGATACTCAGCGGGAATTGGTGTAATTATTCGTGGTAATGGTTCACAAACCGCCGACCTTCAACAATGGCAAGATAGTGCTGGTACGGTGTTGGCAAAGGTTGATACATATGGTTATTTAACATCATATGGTGCGGTGTTGCATAGCGGTAATGGAAGTTTTGAATCTGCTTACGGCGGAGCATTTATGGGAATGAAAAAAACATCATCTGCTGTTGCAAATCCTGGGGCAGACATTGCCCGCATATACCTTGTTGCTGGAACCACCGCAGGAACTCTCAAACTGGTAGTGCGTGCAGGAGCGTCAGGCGCAGAAACTACTATTTTGGACAATATACCACAGTAGCCACTTCCATCTTAGGCTAAAATATAGTACAATAGAATTCATAGTTCCCAGGGGACTATGTTTACGTAAACAAAAACAAGGAGAAAAATATGTCAATTGACTATTCAGGTCTATTAACCGATGAGCAAAAACGTTCAATCTTGTCACAAAGATTGACGCAGTTTGCCGCAGAAGCATATCAGCACGAGATCAATAAAAAGATCGCTGATGATTCAGATAATGAAGAGGGCGTTAAGGCAGCAAATGATGCTCTTGCAATTCTTGATTCAGCAATTACAGTTCACCAAGCTGAAATAGCTAAGCTTCCTGCACAAGCAGAAGCAGAATAACTAATATCATTCAGCATAGGCCTTCGGGCCTATGCTAAATATATATATTACATGTCATAAAATAAGAGTGTGAGAAAATGTCCAGTAAAATTCTACTAAGAAGAGGTACGGCGGCTGAATGGTCTTCAGCTAACCCAATCTTGGGAACTGGCGAACTTGGAATAGAAACAGATACACTTAAAATAAAAATTGGTAATGGATCTAGCACATGGTCACAATTATCTAGTTACGCAAACGTAACACCAGCACAATTAACTTCTCAAATAAATAGCCTTATAAGCGCAGCCCCTTCAACCCTTGATACATTAAATGAGTTAGCGGCGGCAATAAATAATGATGCTTCTTTTTCAACTACAGTAAATAATCTTTTAACAGGTAAAGTATCTAAATCAGGTGGAGATACAATTACATCTAGTACGGCATCCACGGTTGGCTTAATTATCAAAGGCGCAACCTCTCAAACTGCCAACCTTCAAGAGTGGCAGGACTCTGCTGGAACTGCGCTTCTACGAGTAAATAGTGCTGGACAAATACAAGCACCATTAGATACATCAGTTGGTTTAGTAGTAAGGGCAGCAACTGGAAACGCAACTGCAACAATTACTAGCGCATCTGGTTCTGGAACAACAGTTACTTACACCGCTACAAATACTTTTACTGCTGGTCAGGCTGTAACAATTACTGGTGTAAACCCATCGGCTTACAATTTATCTTTTGTTACAATTGCAACTGCTAATGCAACAACTTTTACAGTTACTAATGCCGCAACTGGAACTTATGTTTCAGGTGGAACTGCAACTATTCAACAATCTGGAAACTTGCAACAATGGCAGACTGCTGCGGGAACCATTCATACACGTATAACTGGACTTGGTACATTACAGACTAATAACAACGGCTCATTTGATATGGCAGTTTTTGCTGGTAGTGCTGGAGCTACTCAAATTCTTGCTGGTGGATCAATTCGCCAAAACTCAAATTTAAATAACAGTTTTGGTGGTGGAACTGCCACTGGCGTAATTATCAATCTTGGAACATTTGCTACAACAAATGTTGGTCTTAGAATAAATGGTGTTGCCTCTCAAACCGCCAACCTTACAGAATGGCAGAATAGTGCTGGTACGGTGCTTGCAAAAGTTGATTCTACTGGTGTCATGTCGGTTGCAGATTTAATAGTTAATAATCAAACTACATCTGCTACTTTAGCAGTAAAAGGTTCTTCAACTTCAGGAAAGTTTGTAGGATTATTTGCTGAAAATGGAATTACTCCTCAAAACTCTACAATCGGGCCTACCATTGCAAACAGAATGGTAAGCGTTCAAGGCAACGGCGCTGCATTTTTTATGGGCCGAGATGTTACAAATAGTATTGAATTTATCATGGGTACATCTAGTGTAGGTGCTGTTTTTGCTGGTGCTATGACAGCGCACGACTTGCATTTAAGAACACAAAATACAACTAGGGCTTGGGTAAAAAGCGCTGGAAAATTTGCAATAGGGGCTGACATTTCAACAGGTCAATTAAATGTAACGCCTGCAAGTTCGGCAACAATTGGTTTAGTTGTCCAAGGCATAGCATCTCAAACTGGCAACCTTCAAGAGTGGCAGAATAACAGCGGAACCGTATTAGCTAAAATTACTGCATCTGGAGCATTAGATGCAACAGCAATTACTGTAAATGGCGCAGCAATATCAACAGGATCAGCAAGTGGTTTATCAGATGCATTCATGTTAATGGGCGCATAATTTAAAAAATAAAGGAGGAATAAAATGGCAACAACTTATAAGGTACTAGGACAAGTAAATCCAGCGGCAACAACTGCAGCTACTCTATATACAGTTCCTACAGTTACAACACAGACAGTAGTTTCAACTATTGTAATAGCTAACTTATCTGCAGCAGCTGCAACTTTTAGAATTGCGATACGACCAGCGGGAGCAACATTAGCAAATCAACACTATATAGCTTATGATGTTACAGTAGGAGCATCAGATTCAACTACACTTACGTTAGGACTTACACTTAACTATGCGGCAGCAGGAGATGTAATAACAGTATATGCTTCTTCAGCTAATTTAGCATTTAGTGCTTTTGGAAGCGAAATATCATAAAAAATGGCAATATCCAGCGTAAAGATTTCATCTATAGTTAATGGTTTCCCTAAAGATAGATCTTTGCTTGCTGGAAATTTAACATCAGCAACACCATCTGGGTACGTAGCTGTAGCTTTAAGTAAAAGCCCATATGTATATGTTTATAGATGGTACAATGCATTTGGCAGAAGATATTCTGATCCCGCTTCCCTTCCTTCTGGTAGCTCTGGCAGAGCAGTAAGATGGTCAAGATCTGGAAATGATCTAGCCGTTACTAATTCTAATATAGTTACAATTTATTCTTGGAATAATTTAAATGGATTTGGAGCAAAGCATACTTCGTTTTCTGTACCATCACTTGTTGATGTAGAGTTCAATCCTGGAGATACTGTATTAGCTGTTTCAGGAACTGTTACTCCTTATATATATGCCTACCCATTTACTTCTGGTGTAGGGGTAGGAACAAAATATGCTGATCCGTCAACTTTATCTAATATTGGACTAGGAATACACTGGTCTCCATCAGGTAATGCAATTGCAATAGGTCATAATTTTCAATCCCCATTTATTTCCGTCTATTCATGGTCAAACGGTTTTGGGACAAAATATGCCAATCCAGCAACACTGCCAGTTAACAGTGTCTTTGACGCCGCCTGGTCCCCATCAGGAAATGATATTGCAGTTCCTTATACTGGTTCACCATTTATTTCCGTCTATCCATGGTCAAACGGTTTTGGGACAAAGTATGCCAATCCAGCCATATTGCCGAGTGGAAGTGCTCATGCTGCAGCCTGGTCACCATCGGGAAATCAAATAGTAGTGACCCATAACGTTTCCCCGTTTATTTCAGCATACGATTTTACATCTGGTACAGGTTTTGGAACTAAGTATGCAGATCCAATAACTTTAATTACAGGTGGAGCAATAGGTTTTGTAGGCGCTACTGTAAAGTGGCACTCTTCAGGAAATGCAATATTATTTGGTTGCGGCAATCCATCACGTATTGGCGCATACGCTTGGTCTGACGGATTCCAAAGAAAATATGATGATCCGATAGATGCAATTATAAACAATACACAAGGTGTTTCATCTAGTGTAGATCTAAAATAAAAAAGGAGAAAAAAATGGAAAATAATCAAATGCAAGAAAATCAATTAACACCAATACAAGCTCGTCAAGCAGAAGTTAATGCTTACGCTGCAAATATTGTTAACTATGAAAGTATCTTGTCATCAATTAATGGTGACTGGGATGCCGACCTACTTCAATTTAAAGGTCTAGATATGCAAGAAGCAGCTCGTCAATGCTCAATGGATCGTCTAGAGCGTCTTGGAGAGCTACAGTTACACGATCAAGTAACAAATTTGCTAAAAACAGAAATTGTTGAACGCTTTAAAGCACAAACAATTTTAAATTCTTTATTAAATTCTTAACATTTAATATAAATAAAAAAAGGAAAAAATAAAATGGCAGTAATTAAAATTGGTAATTCTGGAATTAAAAAAATGAATAAAGGTATCTCTTTATTGGTAGGCAATATAGCATATACTCCTAATTTTATTGCCGTAGGTGTTGGTTCTAACAATGTTTTTATTTTTCCTTTTTATGAAGGTTCCTACATAGAAAAAGTTTTTCCTAATACAACCTCAAATATGTCGTTTGGCTATGATGTTTCCTGGTCGCCATCAGGAAATAATTTTATTCAAGGAGGACTTTCAACACCGTATGTATCTGTGTGGCCATGGAATGATAGTGCAGGTTTTGGAACAAAATATGCTAATCCAGCAACACTGCCACCTAGCACTACATACTCTGCAAGATTTTCTCCGTCAGGAAATGATGTTGCAATGGGACATAGCAGTAGCCCTGAAATTTCAGCATATAGTTGGTCAAACGGTTTTGGGACAAAATATGCTAATCCAGCATCATTACCTACCTATATTACAGTAAATTCTGTAAGATTTTCTCCATCAGGAAATGATATTGCACTTGCAAATTATTATATTCCAAACCTATCCGCATACCGATTTACATCTGGTACTGGATTTGGAACAAAGTATGCAGATCCTGTTGGATTACCAAGTGGTATAGCAAATGGCGTGGCTTGGTCTCCGTCAGGAAATATTGTTGCTCATGCAACGGATTCTTCTCCGTACATATCTGCATATCCATTTACATCAGGTACTGGTTTTGGAACAAAATATGCTAATCCAGCAGCACTCCCAACGGGTCTTGGTAAAAGTGTGGCCTGGTCTCCATCAGGAAATAATATTGCAGTTGCACACACCACATCCCCATTTATTTCTGTCTATCCGTGGTCAAATGGCTTTGGAACAAAATATGCTAATCCAGCAACGCTTCCAACGGGCGACGGTAAAAGCGTGGCCTGGTCTCCATCAGGAAATACAATTGCAGTAGCACATTTAACATCACCATATTTATCAGTTTATAAATGGTCAAATGGTTTTGGCACAAAATACGTAACTCCTGAATTTTCAACAAACAATGTTTTCAGCGTGGCATTCAGGTAAGCTTACCGCATATTAACATTAAGGTATAATCTAATTATGTCATATAAGCTAAAAGTTATAAAAGATGGCCCAGTAGGGTTTTGGATGTTGGATGAAACATCTGGAACTACCGCTACGGATATATCTGGATGTGGCAACAATGGAATATATACTGGTGGATTGACTACAGGACTTATGCCACTAGTTCCTGGCGGAGTTAATGGAACTAATATAACATCTTCAAAAAGTATTTCTTTCCCTATAACAAAAGATTACTCAGGATCAATTTCTGGTGGAAATATTGCGGACAAATACTCCTTGGACAATGACTTTTCAATAGAGCTATGGCTATACCCTAAAATAACTACAACCAATCAAACTAGAATATTTGCAGATCCTACAAGCGAGGCAGGATTATACTATATCAAAGGAAGTATTTTATTTAAAATAGGCACAGAAACAATATACTATACTCTTCCTAATTTAAAAAAAGCATATCACATAGTAGCGGTATATTCTGTAAATGCGCTAATATTATATTGTGACGGGGTAATTGTAGGATATAAAAATATAACATCTACAATAACACTATCTAATACATCTACTACATTTCAATCAGGACCTACCGCAAATGCAAATGACTCTTTTACAATAGACGCCATTGCTTTATATAGATATTCTTTAAAACAAGAAACTGTATATTCTCACTTTACCTATGGACAACCTATAAATCCAATTCAATTAGCTACCCCAGAAAATGGAATTTTATTTTCTTTAAATGATGAAAACGTAAGACGCATATTTGAATACTCATATCCATATAGCAAATCTTTAGAAAACTTTACAAATGACGATGTAGTATTTAATCAGGAAGATCAATCAATATCAATTATTCCTTCAACTACCGTAACTGCAAAATCTGCAGAGTTTTCTGACTATATAGTATTTCCTACTAATATTGGAATTACCAATTCTAAAATAGAATGGAGCGGAGAAAACGGAATAACCGTAGAAACCAGTATAGATGGATCAACCTATACAGCCTGCGTAAATGGACAAAATATTCCTCAGTACGCACAAGAATCTTTTGCGACGGGTGGAAAAATTTATATTAAATTTACTTTAAGTACAGAAGATGCTAGTAAATATATCCCAAAACTATTATATCTTAATATATCACTTTTTAGATCTATAAATTTAAGAGCAGATAACTCAGGATATGCCCTAACCCCAGTAGATGAGGAGTACTATTTGGGTCGTAAGAATTATAATATTTTATCAAGAGATTATAGAAATGGACTAAGATGTCAGGCAGATGGCGGATTTAATATTAATACCGATATGCTGGTAAAGACTATAGAGTTCTTTTATACCCCCACCGCATATACCGATAGCGGCCTTATATCCTCATTAGCGGACACAACTTATTTTGCCTCTAACTATTCATGGAGAAACTCTGGAACGGTCTCTAAAACCAATATAGCAGCGATTTACGTTAATGGGGTGAATAAAACCTCTGAGACGGCGGTGGCAAATGTATTTACCTTAAATGAATTACACCACGTACTTATTGTCTATACTGAGCCTATTTCTAATGATATTAAATTTAATTCATCATTATATGGATCAGAAGAGTCTTTATATAAGAATATTATAATCTATCCCACAGCTTTTGATTCTACAAAGGCTTTAAAACACTATAACTTATATATTCAGAATGCAGCAGAGGTAATTTATGCCAATACTTCTGACGTCACCTTGACAGAATCCGCTTTGGATGTATATAATAATGACTGGATATTGGTTCAAAGCAGTTAAATTTGTCATTTGTCTGGACAAAATCTGGACTTTAACCTAAAAGAATGGTAAAATTAATACCTAATGGATATTAAAAGAGTTAAGCAATCGGTAGTAGAAGAAACAACCCTAGGAATTTATGTGTGGGAAGTTGACGGTAAATGGGTTGGCGATGATGATGGTAATTATCTTTCTGTAACCTCCAAAAAAGGAAATAGAGAAAAGATTGAAATGCTTAGGAAAGCCGTTGCCCACTATGGCGTAAATATAGGAGAGCCAAAGTTTTTGGCGGGACGTAGAAAAATTGATGACGAAGAATTTGAGTATCAGCAACAAAGGTTGAAATGGGGTCTAACTCCAGATCCACTAGATATTGGCGAATACAAGGATCAAGTTAGAGCAGCAAAGGGAGCTAGATAAATGGAATTTATAAACGACGAAGAGTCATCAGATCAAATTTTTATATCAAACGATTCCGATTGGATTAAATTTAATAAAAAGCCAGTTGTAGAAAATGATCCATTTAAAATTGAAGGCGCAGAATTAAAAAAAGTTAATGGACTAGGTTCATCATTTAGACGTAAAGTCTCAAGAGATTTACAAAAAAGATTTGTAGGTCAAGACGACACAGGAACACAGCAAAATTTATTAGCACAAGCAGTAACTGGCTATGCGATGTTCGATCTTATTGAGCCTCCATATAATTTAGAATATCTTTCTAGGATTTATGAAATATCTCCATACAACTATGCAGCAATTAATGCAAAGGTTGCAAACATTGTCGGATTAGGATTTTCTTTTGTAGAAACTCGTAAAGCAAACGAAGCACTTGATAGCATTTCAGATGGAAGACAGTTAGAGAGAGCACGTCGTAAATTAAATAAACTTCGTCAGGACCTAGATTCTTGGCTAGAAGAAGTAAATGAAGAAGAAACATTTACAGAAACATTAATTAAAGCTTATGTGGATTTAGAAGCAACAGGAAACGGCTACATCGAAATAGGCAGAACAACTGCTGGCAACATTGGATATATTGGTCATATTCCTGCAAAGACAATGCGGGTACGCAGACTTCGTGACGGCTTTATTCAATTGCTTTATGGCAAGGCAGTATACTTTAGAAACTTTGGAGATCAAGAAACTGAGAATCCAATTGCAGATGGATCAGATCGTCCAAATGAAATTATTCACCTAAAGAAATATACCCCTATGAATAACTATTACGGAATACCAGACATTATTGCAGCACAAAATGCAATGGCAGGTAACGAGTTTGCTGGAAAGTATAACTTAGATTACTTTGAAAACAAAGCAGTCCCAAGATATATCATTACAGTTAAGGGTGCTAAATTAGCTCCAGAGTCAGAACGGAAGTTATTAGAATTTTTCCAAGTAGGACTTAAGGGTAAAAATCACAGATCTCTATACGTACCACTTCCAGCTGATAGCGCAGACTCAAAGGTTGAATTTAAAATGGAACCAATCGAGGCAAACTCTCAAGAGTCTTCATTTAATGTATATCGTAAATCAAATAGAGATGAAATACTTTTGGCTCATAGAGTTCCAATTAGCAAAATCGGATTACCTGAAGGAGTCAATTTGGCTTCAGCTAGAGACTCAGATAAAATGTTTAAAGAGCAGGTATGCCGTCCAGCACAGGATATTTTAGAAAAGAAATTAAATAAAATAGTTGAAGAAAAAACAGATGTGCTATTAATTAAATTTAATGAATTAACCCTGACCGATGAAGATACTCAGTCTAAAATAGACGAGAGATATTTAAGAATGCAGGTAATTACCCCTAATGAAGTTAGAATTAGAAAGGGCATGGTCCCAATCGATGGCGGAGATTCAATTGTTCAATTAAAGCCACAACAGGCTGCTGAGCAAACTGCACAGGCTATGAATTCTCGTCAAAGAACTCAAGATCGGGATGCTAATTCTCCAGATATTTCTGGGGAGGCTAGAAATCCAAAAGGCGAGGGTAGAGTAACCTCTTAATTATTAGGCAACTAGTTATTTGCCTTTTGACGTATACAAGTATAAAATTAAGCATATGAATATTGAAAAATCTAATTGGTCTTCTAATGGCGATAATATTATTTTATCTGTTCCATTCACAAAAGTTAATCGTGAAAAAAGAACAGTTTCTGGATTTGCCACACTAGACAATCTAGATCAAACAGGCGACGTAGTAACAGCAGATGCAAGCCTTAAAGCTTTTGAAAACTTTAGAGGAAATCTCCGTGAGATGCATCAACCAGTTGCAGTGGGCAAGGTAGTTTCTTTTAAACCAGAAACATTTTATGACCCAGCAACAAAAGAATTTTTTAATGGAGTGTATGTAGACGCATATATTTCAAAAGGCGCCCAGGATACTTGGGAAAAGGTTTTAGACGGAACCCTTCAAGGTTTCTCAATTGGCGGTAAAATAATTGAGTCAGACAATGAAGTAAATAAATCAACAGGTAAGACTGTTAGATTTATTAAAGACTATGACTTGATGGAGTTATCAATTGTAGATTCTCCAGCGAATGAATTATGCAGCATTGTTTCAATTCAAAAAGTTAATGGACAGCTAGTATTTAAAGGAATGGCCGCAGAAGTTGTAACAGAAAATATTTTTTACTGTACAGAAAGCGACTCTGTTTTTATTTCAACAGAGAAGACATATGAATCACCAGTAACTGGTAAACCAGCAGAGCTAATCGGTTGGGTAGAAAGTTCAGATGTCAATAAAGGAAAAGAAATAGATAGAATTCTTGCTTCATTTAAGAAGTCAAGATTACCGTTGCCTGCAATACAAACAATTGCAAAACAGGCAAACGCAGAAGGAGGTAATGAAGTGTCAGAAAACACAGAAAACGTAGTTGTAGAAGATGCAGCAGCAGAAGTTGCAGCACCAGAAACAGCCGTAGAAACTCCAGCAGTTGCAGAAGATGCAGCAGTTGAAGAAGCACCTGTAGAGAATACAGTTGCAGACGCTTCTGCCGAAACTCTGGAAAAGGCAGCCGACGTATCAGAAGTTGAGGTTGATGAACCTGATTTTGCAAAGATGCTAGGTGACCTAAAAGGCTTTTTCTCAGAAACTTTAACAAAAGCTTCTGAAGCAAATGCTATTCAGGTTTCAACAATTAAAGATACTGTTGAAACATTTAGCAAGAGCGTTGAAGGCCGAATTTCAGAATTGGCAGAGAAACACACAGCACTAAGTAATGCTGTAACAGAAATACGCAACACCATCAATGGTGTAGAAAAGCGTGTCGATGCAGTAGAATCAGAGACTGCAATTAAGAAGTCCTCAGACCTTGGCGGGTCTCAGGAAGTAACAATTAAAAAATCTAAATGGAACGGTTCTTTCCTCGGTTCCGTACAGGAAATTTTCAATTAAAAAAAGGGTAGGTAAAACTATGAGTAATGAAACATTAGAAAAGGCAGTAGCCGCTAATACTTCCGTAACCACTAACATGACTGGGTCTGCAGTAGCAAACACAGGCGTACATATTGGTTCCGAAGGTGAAGGTGGATTACTTAATCCAGAGCAATCAGCTCGATTCTTAGACTATATGTTCGACGCAACCGTAATTGGTAAAGTTGCACGTACAGTAAGAATGAAGTCTGATACAACTGAAATTGATCGTATGTCCGTAGGCGAGAAGCTTATGAAACTTGCGACAGAAGCAGATGATACCTCAGCAAATGCTGCAGTATCTTTCTCAAAAATTTCTTTGACAACAAAGAAGTTACGCCTAGATTGGGAACTATCAACAGAGTCTCTAGAAGACAATATTGAGGGTCCAGATCTAGAAGACCACATTGCACGCATGATGGCAACACAAGCAGGAAACGATATCGAGGATGTAGTTCTTAACGGAAATACAGCTCTAACATCAGATGCTTTGTACAAGTCATTTGACGGTGTAGTAAAGAAAGCAAAAACAAACGGTCGTGTTGTTGATGCTGGTGGAGCTGCAGTAAGCCGTGCTGTATTTAACAGCGCCCTTAAGGCTATGCCACGTAAGTACAAGCAACGTCGTTCAGACCTTCGCTTTTTAGCAGGATCAAACCTAATTCAGGATTTCCTATATGCTAACAGCATTGGTACAAACCAAACAATTCCACAAGATATTGCTTCAAGCATTATCCGTGGAGCAACAGAGCCACTAGGTGGACCTGCAGGATATGTGGCACCATTCGCATTCGGTATTCCGATTGTTGAAGTTCCACTTCTTCCAGAGGCACAAGATGGTGACTACTCAGGAGAGACTGGTAATCACGGAGATATCCACTTAACATTCCCAAATAACGTAGTTATTGGTGTTAAGCGTGATGTAACTGTTTACCGATTCTTCTGGCCACGTAAGGACTCTATTGAGTACACAATGTATACTCGTGTAGGCGTTCAAATCGAACAAGCTGATGCTTGGGTTGTAGTAAAGAACGTTAAGGTTGCTTCATAAGTAATCTTTAATAATTAAGTTGGGCCTGGCAATAGCCAGGCCCTTCTTATTTTATATTTATATGCCCTTCCCCTTTAATTCCTTTAATGCTATAATAAATATACTTGAACAAAGGAGATTATTGTGTCATTTGAGACATTAAAAATATCTGAACTAAAAAAGGTAGCCGAAGATTTCGGTGTAGGTACAGAAGAATTAAAAAACAAGACTGACATTATTGCTGCACTTTCAGAAGAAGGCGTAACCTGGGCCGTGTATCAAAAAACAATTAAAGACATTGAAGACAATTTAGTGGAAGCTCCAGAGCAACCAGTTAAATTTGATCCGAAGAAAGAACTATCTGAAGATAGCGTTTTAGTCAAAATGACTAGAGCAAACTTTAGATACGACATTATGGGATTTACTTTTACAAAAGAACACCCATTTGTTGCAATGACTAAGGATAAAGCGCAGTCAATTTTTGATAAGGAGGAAGGTTTTAGATTAGCTAACCCAACAGAGGTACAAAGTTTTTATAGCTAATTAAAATCTTAATATGGCAGAGATTTATGTAAACAGTAACACCCCAATTAAAACAAAAATATATTGGGAAGGTGAACTCGTAGAGCCTAGCGGTAACGTAACTGCTGCCATATATGATATTACAGAAGATCCTGCTATTAGTCCAGCAATTCTTCCAACAACTATTTTAACAACACTTACGGCAACAGCTGTAGAAACAGATATAGGAACATATCAGATAGTTCTGCCATTTTCTTATTCTGTAAGAAATAGAAAATTTAAAGTTGTCTGGTCTTATACGGTCAACTCAATTGCTGGAACCCATACTGCATATGTTGATGTTGTAACTCCATATATAAATTTTGGAGACACAATAGATACTTTAAATTTTGGTTCCGATCCAAGCGATCCAAATTATAAAACTTATAGAGAATTGCAAATAGCAGAAAAATATGCACGTAAACTTATTGAAGATTATACCAATCAAGAATTTTATTTATATAATGACACTGAAGTGGTTTATGGAATGAATTCGGATATTCTTCCGCTTCCATATAAAATAAATACAGTTTATAAACTGTATTCAAACGATATTTTATTAATAGACAATAATACAAGTCCAGTTACAAACAACTGGACATATACTCCAATTATTTCAGAAACTGGATTTGGTATTAGAGTAGACAGAACTTACCTAATTGACAATACAGTATATGTTGCTAATGGAATGGTTCCCCCAACAATTAATGATAATATAAACGGCGCTTTTGCAAAAAATGTTAGATATAAAGTAGTTGGAAAATATGGCTGGGACAGAGTTCCAGACAATGTTCAGCAAGCCTGCGTAGAGCTAATGAAAGATTACTTTGCCAAGGACAACATTTGGAAAAATAAATATGTCAAAAACATTCAAACATTTGACTGGCAATTTGAATATGATTCAAACGCATATCGTGGAACAGGAAATGCATATGCAGATCAACTGCTTAATCAATATGTCATAAATGGAATGGTTGTTGTTTAATGCAAGATTTAATCCAGTCAGTTCTACCAATGAAACTGGATGTGTATAGACAGCTAGACGCACAAGATCCAGATACTGGAGCGATCAAAAAAGAATGGTTATTTTATAAAAGCGTGGACTGTCATGCTAAGGGTGTTATAAGCAACTCGGCAACTACCAGAAGTAGCGACAAACAGATATTTAATAATAAATATGTTAACGATCAAATAATTCAAGTTAGAACAGAAGTCAGATTAACAACACGGGAAAAGGTTACAAATATACGTGACATGAGTGGCAACTATATTTGGGTAGAATTAGACTTCCCTACAGAAACTCCTACCGTATTTGAAGTTATGGGCACTACACCATTAACCGACCCATTTGGCAGAGTTATTGGATATAACTCATCTATGAAAAGATCGGAGAACCAGCAAATTGGACTCTAGTGTTATGTTGTTGTCTGCAGCCTCAGGTCTTGAAAGACTTATGATTGGCAGCCGCAGCGATGGCGTTTTAAAAGATAGCAATGTTGCCCAAATATCGGCAGCCCTATATTACCAATCTAATGTTATTGCAAAATTAACAACAAGCACTCAATTTAAAAATAAATTTAAAAAAACTATATATACTCAAATAAATAAAGATTTTGGAGAATATATGGATGCTCAGGCTAGATCAAAACCTAGAAGCTTTCACCATGTTTATGAATGGAAAAAGTCTGGACTTTCTACGGCTAGATTATTTAAATTAAAAATGATAGATACAACAGGAATTTCTTTTAAAATAGATTTTGAATTTACCCCATCTAAATCTGCTGTTCCAACCTCAAAAGGCAGAAGAAGACATGTATTTGTAAGCAAAGCATCTGTGATGGAGGCTGGAATGCCCCTAACAATTGCCCCAAGGGCCGCAGAGCGCCTAGTATTTGAAACTGATACTGGAACAGTGTTTATGCCTAAAGGGGCCTCTGTGACCGTTAAAAGGCCAGGAGGGCCTGGTGTAAAAAATCAATTTACTTTATATTACAGCAGATGGTTTAGTAGCAATTTAGTAAATCTATCAATTAAAAGATCTGGATTCCAACAAATATTTAATTCAGCAATGTCTAAATCACTAAGACTGCCATCATCAATTAAAAAGATTCAATATTCATTCTCCCCAAATTCAATTAGACAAATGGCTGATGCGTCAGTAGAGTCGTCATTTGGAGGGGCAATGATATGACGGCTAATTATAAATTAGACGCAATGCTAGAGCTAAGAAAGTTCCTTTGGAGTAAATTATTAGCAGCATCAATATTTGAAGATACAGAATATTACAGTGATAATATTGGGGATACAGTTATTCCAATTATTCCAATACAGCAGTCGGCGGAAATGAATCAATTTTTAAGCGGGAAAAAGCACATAGTCTATGACAAAATAGGAATGTCTTACGAGGACAATTGGCTCATATGTTGTGAGCAGATATTGTTTACTATATATTCAACAGACGTTTCAGATATAAATGAGATTAGAAACTTTATGACTGATCAATTTAGAAGGATGGACGCCTCGGCAAAAGACGTAAACGGCTTTGCTACCCTATCTAATAAATTCAAATTCCACAGCATTTTTATTGCTGATATCTCTCCAACTGCTCCATCAGAAGAGCTACAGGGATTTTTATCGGCAGATGTAATATTAGAGGTTAAATATTCTCGTATTACAGACACCGTAGGCCGATTTGCGTAATTTGCCTTATAGCCCAAAATGGCCTATTATTGGATATGAGGAAAGAAAAGCCTAGCCAGCTTAGATTTTTTAAATATATATATATATTTAATATAGGAGGAAAATAAACTATGGCACAATCCGTAGGTAATGCTAAAAATATTCTTGTTGGTGCATCTCCATTGTTCTTGTCAACAATTGACGTAAACGATGCAGATTACATTCAGAATGCAGTCCCAGGTGTAGCAATTGCTGCTGGAGCTAATAACGCAGCTATTCCAGCTTTTGCACCATCAGTATCGTACACAGACTCACTAAATGCAGTGGATCAAACAGCAGGAAAGTTTGGATACCGTAACGTTGGTTTTACTAACAATGGTCTTCAGATTACGTACAACCCAACATATGATTCAGTAACCGTAGATCAGTTACTTGATACAGCTAAACTGTTCAAGTCTGCTATGGAGGTTATGATTGCAACAGAAATGTCAGAAGGTACACTCGAGAACATCGTAGCTGTATTTGGACAAAATGCATCATCTCTAACAACAACAGGATCTACAACAACAAAGCAAGACATCCTTGGTCTTGAAGCAGGTTCTTTAGGAGCAGCCCCAACAGAGCGTCAATTAATCGCCGTTGGCCAAGCCCCTACATCATCTTCAACAAGCTCTGAGCGTGTGTACTATGCACGTCGAGTATTGTCTGTACAACAGTCACAATTCTCACTTGCCCGTACCACTCCAACTACATTTCCAGTGACTTTCCGTCTTCTACCAGATGCTAACTATTCTGGCCAAGAATACGGCAAGATTATTGACCGTGTATTAGTAGTATAATAAATTTAATTTATTAATAGGACCCCCAAGAAATTGGGGGTTTTCTATTTGTGTTAGTAATATGGTTTTGTTATAATAATTAAGACTATCCAAGGAGGATATAAATTGGCTACAACCATATATAACGTAGAAGAAATCGAGCTTCAAAATGGAGCTAAGGTTAAGTTAAAACCATTGACAATCAAAGAACTAAGAAAGTTCATGGCTGCAATTCAAAAGACTTCAGAGTCAAAAACAGAAAACGAAACATTAACAATCCTTATTGATGCCTGTGCAGTGGCATTAGAAAAACAATTACCAGATTTGGTAAAAGATCGAGATGCATTAGAAGATGCTCTGGACGTACCCACAATCAATCGCATACTTGAAGTATGTGGTGGGATTAAGATGGACGACCCAAACCTTCTAGCGGCAGCGGTTCTGGCTGGTCAGAACTAGATTTAGCCGCTCTATTAGGGGAAGTTTTTCTTTTAGGTAATTGGAAAAATTACGAAGAACTAGAAGAAAGTCTTTCAATGCCAGAGTTAATACAAACTTTTAAGTCGATGCAGAAAACTGAAGAAGAGAAAAGAAAATTCTTGGCTATGCTTCAGGGCGTTAACTTAGAAGAAGAAAAAACAGAAGGTCCAACCTTTGAAGATGTAAGAAGAAAGGCGCTAGGCATAAATGCTAGTGGAGACGACATATTGTCACTACAAGGCCAGTTTGCCTCAGAGTCTGGATTTGGAATCGGAGCAGGATTAGGATACTCTAAGGAGTAGAATATAATAAATGGCTGACGAAAATATAGTCACGAATATAGTCGCTAAAGCCGACTTTTCAAATCTTATTGCAGATCTTAATAAGGTTTCATTTTCGTTAAGTAAATTACAAGATCAGCTAGTAGCTTCTAACAAAATGTTGGCAGCTCAAGTTGGTGTAATGAATAGGTCATTTGCCGATACTTTAAGAAGTACTGGTCAATTTTCTACCCACTTTGTTAGCCTTTCATCTGATGTAGAAAAATTTGGTTCTCAGCTAGATAGAGGCCAGATGAGACTTGGAAAGTTTTTCCAAGTTTATCGTCAACACGCAACTTCTACTGGCGGATTAGTAAGAGATTTAGCAAAGCAACAAGTACAATTACAAAACGCAATTATGCAACCCTTGGGCAAAAATGCTCAAGGGTTAATGCAATATAATGTTCATATTCCAAGAGGCTTAGATTTAATAAAAAATAAATCTTTAATAGCAAGACAAGAACTACAAATTATGAATAAGGTAGTTCAAGAAGGCGCTAATTCATTAATTAACTGGGGTAAAAATACTCAATGGGCAGGACGTCAGTTAACAGTAGGATTAACCGTACCACTAGCAGCATTTGGGAAAGCATCAGCAGATGCATTTAAGCAAGCAGATGAACAATTAGTTCGTTTAACAAAGGTTTATGGCGGAGTAGCAGCAGTATCAGCACAAGAACTTGGAAAAGTAAGAGCTGACGTTTCAAAAACTGCAGAAGATTTAGCAAAGTCATACGGCTCATCATTTAAAGATACAATTGCTTTAGCTGCAGATATTGCAGCAACTGGAAAACAGGGTAATGATTTATTAGGATCTATACGGGAAACAACACGTCTAGCCGTCCTTGGTGAAGTTGATAGACAAGATGCAATGAAGGCTACTCTAGCAATTCAAACAGCATTCAAACAAAATACAGAAGAATTAGCAGAATCAATTAACTTTTTAAACGCAGTTGAAAACCAAACATCAACTACCCTTAATGACTTAGTAGAAGCAATTCCAAAGGCTGGACCAATTATTAAAGGACTTGGCGGGAGCATACAAGATTTGGCATTATATTTAACAGCAATGCGTGAAGGTGGAATTAATGCTTCTGAAGGAGCTAATGCTTTAAAGTCAGGTCTTGCCTCGCTTATTAACCCAACTAAAGTTGCAAAAGATTTATTTAACGGATTTGGAATATCTTTAACAGATATTGTTCAAAAAAATGCAGGAAATACAACTGCAACAATATTAGAATTACAAGCAGCATTAGAAACATTAAACCCGCTTCAAAAGCAACAGGCACTAGAACAATTATTTGGTAAATTCCAGTTTGCTCGTATGAATGCTTTGTTTGAAAATTTAGGAAAACAAGGAAGCCAGACTTTGCAAGTATTAGATTTAATGAAGGCTAGCTCCCAAGAATTAGGGGCATTGGCTACTCGAGAATTAGGACAAGTAACAGAATCGGCATCTGGTAAATATCGTAGAGCGGTAGAAGGATTAAAGGCAGATTTAGCTGGAATTGGAGAGCAGTTCTTAAAGATTAATACAAGTCTTATTAATTTTGTTGATGGAATAATTAAGTTTGTTCAAAAATTACCAGATCCAATTAAACAAGCATTAGGATTTATGGGAATGTTAACGGCGGCGGCTGGACCATTAATCATGTTAACTGGTGTACTCGGAAACTTCTTTGGTTATATTATTAAAGGTGCTTATCATTTTAAATCATTATTTAAAGGTGGAGAAGGATGGAGGCTATTAACTCCAGAAATTTTAGCAGCACAAAAAGCTGGTAATTTAGTAGAACAAACATTTTATAGTGATGCTAAAGCAGCAGCGGTATTAAAACAAGCAATTGCTGGACTAACTGCAGAGTTTACAATATTACAACAAAAAGCATCATCTGCTGCAATGTCAGTTAATCCCGCCATATCAACAACTGCTGGTAATGTTATAGTTGCAGGCCCAAGAGTTGTAAATCCTAACCATCCGCTTGTAGGCAAAATAGACACAAGAGCTGCTACACACCATAATCCAAGAGGATTGATGAATCAAGCACAAAGAGATGCCCAAACAATTCACTCTGTTACTCCTGGATCAATTGATGTAAATCAAAAAATAGGAACTGTTCCTCAAATATTTATGGCAGGAGATATGCCAAAAATTGAAGGATTAACATCTTCAAGAGGTGCTTCTACGGGAATAGTGGCTGGAGAGGCAGCAAAGTGGCATGCGCTTATGGGATCCCTATCTATGTTAAGTAAAAGAGAAGTTGCTACATTAAAGAAAGAAATTGCAAGAACTGGAACCTTTAGCGAAGATATAAGTAACACTTTTAGTCAATTGTTAGTGCCAATGACAGATATAACTACAAATGCTGCTAATAGATCTGCTCAAATAGTTGCTCAATTACAATCTGGAAAAATTACAATGGAAGCTGCTCGTGCAAAAATTATTGCATTAAATACAGAAATAGAAGCAATGATGGCTGCGGCAACAACGCAAGTTGCAACATCGTTAGGCAGAACTGCAAGTTTAACTCAAGTCCCTCTTACTTCACAAGCCATTGTAAGTAATACTGGAAAAGCAAACTTAAAAGAAATATTTAGGCCTGGCAGAAAAGGTAAAACAATAGTTGATACTATTGCCAGGGCCCTTGGAGTAAGAACATATGGCGCTGGATATTCAACAGAAACAACAATGCCAAAGAAACTTGCAACAGGCGGAATGGTTGTTCCTGGACCAAGATCGGACACAACAGATACTCAATTTATGAATTTAATAGAGGGAGATGTCGTATTAAATAGAAAAGCATCAGATGCCTTAATGGGATATAACAAGGGCGGCAGAGTAGTACCAGCAATGGTAACTCCTGGAGAAATTATAGTTAACAATCCAACACCAGAAGAAGCTGAAATGCTTTTAGCCTACAATAATCAATTTGCAGTCGGCGGCAGGGTAATGGCTTCAAAAAATAATTATGGAAATCCACCAATAGGTCTTGTTCTAAAACAATTAATGACTAGAAGAAATGCTGGAACAAGAGCTAGAGCAGAAACAAGAATGGGCGAATACAGAGGTCATTCTTGGTTAGCTCAAGGAAATGCTACAAAAACAGCAATTGATAATTATTTATCTGGTATACCAAAAAATAAAAGATTAGAGGCAGCACGGGCAATTGAATCTTTTGGATTTAAGTTAAAATCAACTGGTGGAAGAAATAAAGATATAACTGCAAGTACACATTCTAGAAGCGCTAAAACTTTAGAGACTAAGCATTTAATAGATGGAGATTTATCTAAAGATTTAACAAAAATTACAGGAGTAAGCCCTAGTGATGCACTTGGGGCCATGACTCATGCTACACATTTAACTAAAGCTAAAATAATTAATGGTAAGAGAATGGTAAGCAGATATACAGTAGACTATGATGCCTCATCAAATTTGCAAGCTAATACTGGTTCTTTAAAGGTTGGAGATTTTATTTCAAGAAATCTTGAAAGACTTGATAAATACAACGTTCAAATGAATGCTGCTGGCGTACCACTTGATAAAAATATTAGAAAAAAAATAGAAAAAAATATAGATAAAAATATTAAGTCATATTTATTAGCTAAATCTGGTGGCAATAAAGATATGCTTATGAGTGATAATAAACCAGGAACTATTAATTTAGAAGAATTAATTCCATTTATTGATAATGAAATAATATCTAATGGTGGAAATGCGGTTAATTTAAATAAATTAAAAAATTTAACACAAGTTAGAAAACAATATAATTTAGGCGGAATGGTTGGGAAGGCTTTAGCTCCAAAATTTAAATCACAATTAAATAAAAAATTAGGTATTACATGGGGACAAGGATTAGCTGGAGACGGTCTTACAAACAATCCCCCAACCTCAGGATACGGAAACCTTGCTCTTCAAATTGGAATGGGTAAAAAATTATTTGGTGGATCTGGTTTAACTCCTAGAGCACAAAACTTAATGTACGATGCTTTAGCAAAAGAACTTGAACAAACAACTCCTGATACTTACCTAAAAGTTCAAGGTGTTAGAGGACCAAAATTAGCAAGAGCAATGGATCCAAGTCAAACAAACGGAATGTTATTTGGTGCCGCTTCTACAGTAGCAGGGCATCGTGGAATTAGTAAAAAAGATAGAGAAATACTTGCATTATGGTCTTCTGATCCATTTAAAAACAATTATCCAAAAGGATTGCTCAGTAAAATAACTGGAAAAATGTTTGGATATAATCGTGGCGGAATGGTTTCAATGCCGCCACAAATTCCAATTCCAGCCCAAGATGGAAAATATAATATGGGTGGAGTTGTTGGCGGAAGAGTACGTAGTGGAAAACATAATTATGGAATACCAGGACTAGACATTTCTGGATTAAATCAACCTGCACTAATTGAACAAATGGGCCTACAGTCGGCAGAGAGACAGGGACCATTATCTGCATTTACATCTGGACTTAGAAACCCTTATGGGAAATCTGCATTTATTAATCGCCAAATGCCAAAAATGGGTATGGGAGCCTCAATGGGAATTGGAATGGGCGGTATGATGGCGGGAAGCATAATTGGCGGTGGTGCAGGACAAGCCGTGATGCTTGCATCTAGCATAGCATCAATGCTTCCTTATTTTGGAGGACTTTCTAAAGGAATAGGAATAGTTACAAAACTTGCTTCCGTACTTGGAAAATTAACAATTCCAGGAGCTTTAATTGGCAGCCTGGCTTTTGTAGGAAAATTAATTTTAGATGCTAAAAATAATGCTGAAGATTTAGGAAAAGCAAATAGACTAGCATTTGGCGGTACACAGGAATCCTTTGCCTCTGTAGGAATTACAAAGTTTAAAACACTATCAGACAGAATGAAAGAAGTTAACGAACAAATAGACTTAAATAAAGCAAAAGCTCAATCTGCTTATGAACAATACACAAAAGGTGGTCCTACAGGAATTACATTAAGTATAGCAGAGTTAAATGAGGCTATTGAAAATGCTAAAAAGAATCAAACTGAATACATAAACGCATTTAACAACATTGATAGTGGCGGAGTAAATAAATATGCTGCCGACCTTAAAGCACAATTTGTTGCTATGGGACTATCTGCATCAGAAGCATCTAATCAAATATATGCAATGGTAAAGGCTTCTGAAAAAGCAGGACAGGCATTGTCTGCAGTAACAACTAGCGATTTTAGAAACATTATAGATCAGACTACTGCTTTAACTAGACTATTTGACAATCTTGGAAAAGCATCAACTGTTAATAATTTTAATGTAGAAGAATTTGCAACAGGTCTAGATACATTAACAAGTTCAGTTATAGCATATCAAGAGGGTTTAATTAAAATAGATAAAATAGATCCTTCAAAATCAGTAGATTCTGCAAAATCCTTACAAATGACTATGGAAAAAATTGTAAAAATAGATGGCTCTAGGAGTACTTTAGGTATAAAACAGGTAGAAAGTTTAAAACAACAAAACGTTATTTATGCATCTATTTTAAAAGATACAGAATCTTTAGCAAGCATCACTGCAAAAATATTGTTATATCATAATGAATTAGGCAGAATAGTTGATTTATCTGCTATATCTGGCCCAGCCGCTATAATAATGGCCCAAAACTATGCAGATGTTTTAAATGGCATAAATAAAATTACAGAAGACTCTTCAGACAATAATCCACTTAAAGCCTTAATTGATCCAATTAATAAAGCTAAAAAAACAAGTGCAGATTATGCAAAAGTAATAAATTCTGCACAAAAACAAGATGAGTCATATTATTCTAAAAAAATAAAAGCGATTGATTTAGAAATTAAAAAAATTAAAGATGCTGCAAATGAAAGAAGAAAAGCTTTGCAAGAACAGCAAAGCATGGAATCTACTGAGTTAGAAATTAAAAAGAAACAAATAGAGTATCAAGATGCCGTTGCTTCAGGAAATATGTCTGCTGCCGCACAAGCACAATTAAGTTTACAACAATTAGTTAAAGAACAGCAATTAAAAAATGCAATATCTGCTATTGATAAAAAAGAAGAAAAAGATTTAGAGACACAAGAAAATAAAATAGAAAAAATAAGAAAACAAGAAGAGGCATTTAAAAAAGGAATACAGTCTGCTACTACAAAATCTGCTGAATCTGCCACAAATGTTGCTAATTTAGAAAAGAATTTAGATAGACTTGAAAGGCTATCAGTATTGTATGCTGCATCTACAAGTTCTAAAGCAAGACAAGATTTTGCTAAAGAAGCACAATCTATTATATTTGCTATGAAATCTGGGACAAGCGAAGAAAAACAAGCAGCATCCGATCTTGAAAAACAATATAATATTCCTGTATCAAAACCTCAAAGCCTTAATTTATATGGTGCCCCTACGGCAGCACAAGAAACTCTCAATCTGTATGGCGCTGCACAGGAAAGTACTGGACAAAAAGTTTTAGGAGCAATGCAAAAAGAAATGGAAAGAAGGGGAATTTCAGACCAGGTATTTGGAAAAGCAGTGGCAAATTTTAAAGCAGCAGTAGAAGAATTTAAAGGGTCTACTGGCACAAAAAATGTTACAAAAAATTATAATCCAGGAAGAAGAGAAGGAGTTGATCCAAGTAACAAAGAGCTTGCAGATGTTATTTCAGGAGAAGGTTTAAAAGAAAAAGATATATTTACCTATCAGGGTAAAACTTATGAAGTTAAAAAAGATCTTCTTAGAAGGCTTTATGGCGCTCAAAAGAAAGCTATGGGCGGCCAAGTTAGAAATTATGAAATGGGATCATTTGGAGGGGTTAGAGGACCAGGAACTGCTACATCTGATTCAATTCCAGCTATGCTTTCAAACGGAGAATATGTATTAAGAGCGTCTGCAGTAGATGCAATTGGCGTACCGATGCTTGATCAAATAAATAAAATGGCCATGGGTGGGTTGGCCACAAGGTATAATGTTTCAAAACAAATGTCTATGCCTTCAAATACAATGGGATATAATAAGGGTGGACCAATTCATTATTACAACGTGGGAGGACTTGCAGTAAATGCTGCAGATGGACAAAGTCCTATAGAAATTGCTAGAATGACTATGGCAATGATGAATTCTGTAAGTACAAATCAGGCTAAGGCAGTGGGGCCTTCTAAATTAGTTGGAAGAGGTTATTTAGCATAATGACAACAACATATTTACCAGTAGGATCATTAATATATTTAAATAATACATTAAAACTATCTGAGCATAATAGACAGCCTATATCAATTGAAACTAATAGAATTGAAAAAACACAAAGAATGTCCAACGGCACACTGCGTAAATTTTTTATAGTAGATAAAAAATCGATAAATATTTCCTGGAACATGCTGCCATCATTTTCTACATTTACATTAGATGGCGGATATGGCGCATTAGATGTTAGATCTTTTTACGAAGGAACTGCCTCTAAGGCATCTGGAGCATTATCTGGAAATAGCACATTTGATGTTACACTAAGATATGGTGGCCCATCGACCATAACAAATGTTTCAGGTAACGGTACAACAATAACTTATACAGCTTCAAACAATTTTTCTACAGGAGATAAAGTTACTGTTTATGGAGTAAATCCCTCTGGATATAATTTATCAAATGCTACTATAGCATCTGCATCTTCAAGCCAGTTTACAATTACAAATGCTGCAACAGGCTCATTTGTTTCTGGCGGTCAAGCTTTTAAAACACAAACATTAAATATGATATTCACATCCTGTTCATTTGAATTAGTAAAGAGAAATGTTAAACAGGTCTCAGGTGATTCAGCACAGGAGTTTTGGAACGTATCTCTTTCTATGGAAGAGGTATAATGCTTCAGTCAACAAATACTAATCTTCAAAATGTATTAAAGCAAAATTCATCCGTTAGAATAGATTCGGGATGTTATGTAGAATACAATATGAATATGCTTACAAATTTAACTAGCTCTAGCATAACTGGTCCAGCATATAAAACATTTGCTAATGGCAGACAACCATTTAAAAAATTATTTCCAATAGAAACAATTATTAAATCTTTTAGGCCAAATGGGGCAGGAATTAAGTATGCAATTCTGGGCGACATGACATATGGAGAATATAGAGATCCAACCTCAGTTGATTATAATTTAAATTATAGGTTATACTATCCTGGCCTAGACACATATTATAAATATTGGGTAAGTAATATTGGAGAAGGCGGAACAATTACAATTACATATCCTAAAACTATTATAGCAAATAAAATAGTTTTAAAATTTGAAATTTCACATGCGACCCCAGGAACTTGGACAATTTATGGAACACCAGCTGGCGGCAGCGAAGCAACTTTATTATCGGGGACTAATTCAAGCATACCAGCATTTGGATCTGGAGTTTATAATGCAGGAGTGCTAACAATATACTATACGGGTTCTACCTGGACAACAGATGCATCATTGCATAATCCAGATACATATGTAAGCCTAACATCAATTAAAGCCACATTTGCTGGTGTATCTGCCAAGTATATTGGAGTTATTGAATTTGCACCAATTTGGGTAAAAGACATATCTTCAAATGTTGTAGATTTTTCTATTTCAAAAACATCGTCTTCAAATTCAGAAGGTCAACTACCAATAGGAATGGTAACCGCAAACCTTTTGTCTTTAAATATTAATAGCTACAACTCTTCTTCTATGGATATATTAAATTATGATAGGGCTAATAGTTATGTATTTAACGTAAATAAAATTTACATGTATAAACAAATTCAGTTAAAGCCATACTTTAAAATATATCATTCTAATGGGGCATACGGATCAGGTTCAGATAAATACGACAGAATAGATCAAGGTATATTTTATGTAGACAGCTGGGAAACTTCTGAGTTTAATGATGTTTCTATAACATGTTTAGATGCAGCAAAAATATTGCAGGAAACAATTCCACCGACCATACTTTGTGAAAACTATTCTGCAACAGCAATTTTTAGAAGACTTTTAGATAGCATAGGATTTACAACATATAAATTTAATACAATTACAAACGATCAATCTATAATATCTCCAAATTATTGGTGGGCAGACGACAATAAAACAGTCTGGCAATGTATTCAGGAGTTATGTACAGATACACAGATGCTGGCAAGCGTAGATGAAAATGGAGTATTACAATTTTATAGCAGAGACTATTTGTATACAACAAGATCAAGCGTGTGGGATCTTACAAGTGAAACCAGTAGCGGAACATTGCCAAATATAGCATCTTTAAATAAAAAAGATTTAGCTTCTGCTAATCAAGTTATTGTTAGATGGAGAAGCGCTGTAACATCTAATTATGAACAAAACTCAGATATTATTTGGAAATCAGATCCAACATTTTTAGCTGCTGCGGCATTAACTCAAGATTTAAACGCCACAGATGTTTCAACATATGACTCAAATGGCGCAGCTACTTTGTCAAAGTATGTTTACCTTGAACCCATTACAACCAGTAACTATCAAAATGAGCAGGTGCTGTATTCATTTAGCGGCTACCTTGTAATTGAAGACGAAATAATAGAGTATGATGCTATTCAATATCAATATGACGCATTAGATAATTCTGGCATTAATTATGTAGATATAAAATCTAGCTCAGATTTATTTAAATATAGAGGACTTGCTAAATTAGGCTCTCAAAACTTTAAACCCAGTGGTTTATATAGAATAAAATCAAGAGGGGCTTTTGGAACAGGACCCACTTCTGGTAATCCAGGGTATCCTCATAGAGCGGGAACAGATCAACAACTTAATTCATGGACAATTAAGGAGGTTGTTTTTAAAAACTAATTATGGCACAAACACTACAAATATTAGAAGTTGGAAACTCTAGCACAAATATAAATATTTTTAGCGTGGCTATTTTATTTAGTCAAACGTCCGCACAGATTGTTCTTTCTGCAAATAGCGGAAATCTTATTGGTAGTTATTCCTATAAATTAGAAAGATTAACATACGTTGTAACTGGCGGAACAGCATTTAGCGCTTCTACTGTAGTAAACACTTTTTATAAATCAGGACCAGCAGCAATAATTCCACAAGCAAATCCACAACTTCATACCTTTACCTCATTAGTAAAAGGTGCCCAATATAGAATTACCGCTAGAACTTTTATTCAAGATGGTGGAGCAGGTCAAACTGGAAATTTAGTTTCTTATGATTTTACAATGGCCAAAGATTCAGCAGCAGCATCAATTATACAAACAGCTACCCCTACAAATCCATTATACGGAAGCCTAGTAGATATACAATTTGCTAATTCAACTTATGATCCAGTTTTAGGAACATTTGTTCCAGCTACAATAACTTCGGAAACTCCAGTTTTAGATCAGCCATATTCTTCGGGAACAAACGTATTAAATAACAAAACATATTTTACACAAACAGGCAGCTATTTAAAAACTACAAAATCATTATTTAAATTATCTCAATCAACAACAAATAATTACGCATATACCACTGCATATAAATCTTTTTCACAATTAAACACATCACAGTCCTACTACCTATTTGGAGCAAATCTATTTTTTGACGCCACGTTAGACAAGCCAAATCAGTCTGGAGGGGTATGTTTTTTTGTCTCTAATGACGGAATGGATGGGTATTATGCGGAATTACAAACTACTGCATCTTCAGCATCCTTATCTTCAAGCAAACAATTTCAAATTTTTAGAATTAAAAGTGGAGTTAAGTCTGCATTATTAGATACTCAAATTGGAATTACAAAAACTTTAGCGGGGGTATATGGTGGTCAAACTTATAAAATTGATATAAAGGTTGCTGTTGAAAGTACAAAAAGAACAATAACTGCTTATGTAAATGGATTTAAAATTACAGCAGTTGATGATTCCGTAGACAGATTGCCAATAACTGATAAAGTGGCGATGGTATGCAGAATTGGAACAGTTTATTTTGACTACATTTATGGAATGCATATAGGCGTAGATTCTTATAATCAAGATTCTTTAATAAATGTGTATGAAGGAAAATATCCTAAAAATATAATTTCATTTTTATATGGAGAAAGAGTTAACATAAATGATCCTGCCATTACCCCAATAAATTCTGGATTCATAGAAGAGTTCGGAGCTGTTGCAAGGGAGCTTAGGGTATTAAAAACTAAATATGAAAGTAGGCCAGCATTCCCTGTATACGCATCAACAGGAGTAAACTCATTTGCTAAAATTATAGGTCAAAGACTTTCTTCATCGGGAGCAGAGGTATATGTATTAAATAATTCTGGAACCTATATTCCTTTAGACGACTCTCAATTTTATTCCTTCTATATTCTTGGAAATTATATTAGCCAGTCTGGAGAAATTGAATATATTGAAAATAGCGCTGGAGAATACTCTTCTGCAGAACCAATCACATTTACATCTTCTTGGATACAAAAAAATTCAGACGTGATAGCTTTAGCAAACTGGATTAAAAATGTATGGTCTAAAAAACAATCTATATTAGAAATTTCAATATTTGGAAATCCATTATTGACAGTTGGAGATGTCATATCTGTAAATTATCCATACCTAGAATTAACTACAGCTCAAAAATTTTTAATAACAGATGTAAATCATTCATATAAGGAAGGACTAGAAACCAGTATAGTTTGTCGGACATTATAGCCGATGAAATGGTATAATAAAAATTATGGTAGCCCCAGAAGATAGAAAATCAACGCACTCGATTACAGGTGTTGCGCCAGCTACGGCATTAAGAACTAGTGCCGATGCTGGAATTGCAGATCCCTCAAAAATTAGACTATTATCTAACATAACACTTTCTCAATATAATACAGGAAATTTTTTAGACTTTGACCCTACAAATATTACAGGATCAGCAACATTTAATTTATTAGATCCATTATTAGTTCCAAGATTAGAAGATGTTTCTATAGATAATATTGCAAGTGGTACCTATCTAGATGCTTCTGGTAAAACAAGAGCAAGGATTGTATTTAATATAAAAAATCCAGATACAACAAAAATAGTTGATGTAGATATAAGACAATCACTGACATCTACAGAAAGTGGTTTATGATGATAAAAGGTGAATATGTATTTTATGAAAATGGTCAAGAAATTTATAGGCAGCCCAACATAATAACAAATTTTGGTAAAAGATATATGACATCATTTTTGGCTGGCACAGTATCTGGAGGAACAAAAGATATATGCTTAGGAATAGCTGATTCTACAGATTATACATTAGAGGCAGCAAATACTAGGCTAGGTTTTGAATTTTATAAGTTACCCGTTACTCTAGGAAGCATGGATATAAATACATCTACTCCCACATACGATGTTGTTTATAAAACAACAATTCCGCAAGATGTGGTGGGAGTTATAAAAGAAGTAGGAATTTATCCAGGCACTAGAACCTCAATTAATAACTATGACAGTAAATTTATTTCAGATTTTGAAATAGAAACAGATTGGTATACAGCAGACACTAGTCAAAATCCAACATCTTTTACTTCTAGCCCAAGCCCAAGAATAGGTGCTTCTGTATTAGAATTTAAATTTGAAACAGGAGACACTTCTAATACTACTAGAGAATATAAGTCTAATGTTGGTCTGCTAGATATTTCTGGATATAGCGCTAACGATAGCCTGACTTTGGCATATAATAGAGCCCACTCTAATTTAGCTTCTATAAAAATTAAATTTTATACATCATCAGGAAATTATTATTATGGAATTTTTACCCCAACTTCTGGAACTGGAAATAAAATAACTTCAATAGATATGTCTGACATATTTACAAATACAGTTGGTACCCCAGATGCCTCATCAATAAGCACAATAGGTTTTGAATTGACAAGAACATCGGCAGCATCGGCAGCAACAGCCTACATGGAAGGGTTTAGAATAAATGATGAAGACACCTTTGACCCCAATTTTGGATTAATAAGTAGATCGGTTTTAGGCTCTGCAATAACCAAAACTGCTGGAAGAGCAATAGATATAGAGTATAAACTTAGTTTAGGATTTTAAATGGCAGATACAAATATTTTTAGAAAAACGGTATCAAGTTTATATCCAGGTAAAACATATTATTTTCAATTTAGATGGAAATACGCAGATGGAACTTATGGAGATTGGTCTGCTACAAAAACCGAAATAGCTGCAGGAATTTTACAGGTAGAAGCCCCCACTCTAGCAACTGGACTAACTGCAGCTCCCGCATCTTTTGGGGTTACAGTAGACTGGGATGGCACATATGCATCTTCAACATTTTTAGGATTTAAAGCAATTAATATTTATGCCAGCACATCAAATTTAGGATCCTCTACAACAACAAATTTGACTGCAAATTTAGTTGGAACTATGACGGTCGACCAAGTTAAAAATAGAATAACAATTGGCTCTACTTTATTAAAAAATGTTTTATCATTAACTTCTAGTAGTGTATATATTACAGATATGTATTTTTATTTTATTACAATAAATGAAAATAATGAAGTTTATAAGTCTGGTGGAGTAGCAACATATACAAGAATAAATTCTTCTGCCATAAGACCAGCACAAGCAAATAAAATAGATTTAGAAAATGGAACAATATCGATTGAAAATTTAGTGGCAGGAAATGGACAATTTACAGAATATTTAAGAGCTGGAATTAGGGCGGGAGATGGAAGTGGTGCTAGAATTGAAATTAGTGGATCTAGCTCTAATATTACATCAACTAATGGCGGAACAATATTACCAGGACTTACAATTTATGATTCTGCTGGAGGACAATCTTTAAGAGCACCGTTGTCGGGTGGCCTAACAATAACTGGAACAATTACTGGTTCTACAATCACTGGTTCCAGTATTACCTCAACTGGAATCGGACAATTTAATGGAACATTAACAATAAATGGCGGGTACATAGCGCATACAACTGGAGTTTGGTTAGATACTCCAGATTTTCAAGTTGGCACATTTTCTGGAAGTGTTGGATACTTTAGTTTAAGTAGTGCTGGATCTGCTTATTTAGGAAATACAAATGCTTCAAATTTAGCATTTAGAATAAATCAGTCATCTGCTGGGTTCACTGTATTTAAAGGAATTCAAATTCAATCTTTTGATAATAGCTATTATTCTCAAGCATCTTATAATACTAGATCTGAGGCTAGTGGTGGAATAAATTCAAGCATAGCATTTAAAACAGTTGTTGTTGGAGATTACGGACACCTAATGCATGGAAGAGCTTTATATTACGGATCTGCTGGTACATCAGCTGCAATAGAAAGTGCAACTTCAGCAACATCAACTATAGGCGACATATTTTTTAGTACGAGTTGATAAAATGAGCATATGGAGTAAAACTGGAAATAGCGCCTGGTCGAAAATTAATTCTCTTTTTATTAAAACTGGTAGCGTTACATGGACCGAGTTACTAGGTGCCTGGGTTAAAACTGGTTCCACTACATGGACAAAAGTATTTACAAGATTTTTAGTTCCAGCTAATACTGTAGCCCCAGCTGTTACTGGAAGCGAGTACCTATATGGAACTTTGACTGGAACTTTAGGAAGTTGGACATCTCCAAATGGAGCAAACAGTTATAGTCGTCAATGGCAAAGCGCTGCAAATAATTCTGGATCTGCTGGTTCTTATGGAAACATATCAGGTGCAACATCTAGTACCTATACAACTACAATAAATGAAAATGGTAGGTGGGTTAGATTAAGAGTAACTGCAACAAATTTAAGTGGAGACTCTGTTGCATTTTCAAATGAAGTATTAATTACAAAATATTCTCCAGTTTCTCTATTACCTTATACACTTTCTGGGACCCCAACTGTTGGCGGAACTTTAACAGCCCAAGAACAAATTGGTTCATGGAAAAGTACAACAACCAATACAGACGATACATATCCAGACACTTTTGAATATGAATGGAGCTGGTCAGATGGGACAATTAGACAGTCTACGGCATATAATTCCGTTAACAGTAGTAGTTATCTAATAGTTAATGCTGATTTAAATAATACAATTAGGGTAAGGGTTACAGGAACAAACTCGGCAATATTAGATTCCCCTAATCGTGGTGCAGGATCAGCCACAAGTAACTACACAACTTCTGGCACAATTACTTCACAGTATTCTTTTGCTTTTGGAAATACCCTGTACGTTGGATCTAATGGCTACATAACTTTAGATCAGGCCCCCTCGTCTGCAGTTGCAGCCCTACCAGCTGGAAACGGAAGAACTCTTAATATATGGAATGAAGATTTAGTTCAATATAGACTTCAAGAGTATTCTGATAGCAGCAATTATCATTTATATTTTAGAGCATATAGATACCAGTCCCCCCTTGTTCAATCCGCAATTAATGCGTTAGATTATCAAATTAAATTTTATACAAGCCAACCGTATTGTGATGTTTATTTATTTAGAAAAGGAAGTAGTGTTCCTGCATATATAAACAATCCAGGTTACTATTCAAACGGTTTATTCGGGACTTCTGGATTTTCTGGTACATTTACAGCAGGATCTGTTTTAAGAATTTATTTTAACGGAACCACCCCAGCAAACACATCTGTGGCAAGCTGGACCTCTATATCAAATTCATTATGGAAAGATATTACAACTACTCAAATAGATGACAGTTTTACCTCAGTTGTTACATCTGCAAATCAATCATTTTCATTTACTTCTCCCACTCCTTCAAGTGTTACATATAGTGGTGGCGTGTTTACTATTAATTTTACAGGCGGATCTGGGCCATTTTACCAAGGTTGGTATCAAACTGATAGCGGTGCAATAGGAACTCAACCCGCATTAACTGGAACAGTTGATTCTACTCCAGATGCACCACAAAGTGGTGGATCGTTTACATCTTCACCTTTAACTAGAACACTAACTGGTACACCTGGATACACTTATTATTGGTGGGTAAGATCAGCAACATCTGCTACCATAACTGGTGCTGGTGAAGTAACATCATGGTCTGGGCCAGTTTCAGTTACAATACCTAATGCAACAATGACTACTGCTCCAACCTATGGATCAGCAACTAGCACATCTGATGGGTTTACGGCAAGTATTAATAACACGCCAGACCCTTCTGGAGGAACATATGCCGTAGTATCAAATTCAAATGCTAATGCATCTACATCAATTACATCAGGTGGCGCAGTTACAGTTACTGGTCTTGCTGCATCAGCTTCAAATACAGTAACAGTAAGCTATGCAAAATTTGGATTTACTACAGTACAATTTACAGTTACTGGAACTGCATCAGCAGCAAATACCGCTCCAGGTGCAGTTAGAAATCTTAGTTATAGTTTAATTACTAGCGGGGCAAGGATAACTTGGGATGCTCCAACAAGTAATGGTGGATCAGCAATTACTAAGTATCAAATAAGAAGAGATTCGGCTAGTTTTTTTGATAATAGTCCATTGACCTCAACTACTTATGATTATACGCTTTCCCCTAA